CTACATCAGCTGACAGTGCATCGCTACTTCCGTAGTAGTCCTTCCAATCACTTTCAACAGTGTATCTACGTTTATTAACTTTGCCTTTAAGTGGCTTTCGGCTGCGTTTAAATTGTGCAAGTTTCTTACCAATATACTTTCGGTTGTTTGTTGTATTTGTAATCAAATACACAAACCCAATTGCGCCCTCCGGAATGTCTTCTACTTCGGTGTCTTTATAATACCATGTCATATAAACATTTATCAGATTATTTCCACATCGTTGCTATAACTTGTAAAGCCGTTTTCTTTAACAACTTTAAGCAAGTTATTTACACGACCTGCAAGTTCATCCTTGTGCGAAACAAGCCAGATACTCTTGTTACGTTCGCGAGCCATCTTTTTAAGCAGTGCTAAACTTGCTTCAACACCTGATGTGTCCATGCCTGAATCTACTAGCTCGTCAATGAACAACAAGTTGATTGAGCCATACAAGCTCTCCCATACATCACGAAACGCCCAACTCATGCTTAGTATAAGTCTGTTGCGCTCACCACGTGACAAGTTGTCAAAGTCCAAGTCTCTGCCCAGCTCCTGGATCTCTACTGTGAGATCGTTTTGAAATATAACAGTGTGTGGCAAACCTATCCGATCTAAGTAATGCGTTAATCTAGAATTTAGATAAGAAAGGTTTTGGTCAATAATGCGTTTTCTAACAAAACTATCTTTGTTTGTTAGCAACTTTAACAGGAAGTCTTGATGTTCTTGCAATCGTGTTAAGTCGTTTACTTTTTCGTAACTAATTTCTTGCAACGCTGAAGTTTCCATATCAGCTATTTGCTCAACATAAGGATCAGTTTCGTCCTTCTTGTTTTCTAGTTGCGTTTCAAGAGAGCTTAGTGTTGACTTGTGATTGTGTGCATCAGTTAAGTTATCATAAAATGTCTTAGGCTTCGCAGGCACATCTTTCTTTCCAGTTAACAGTGTGGCAATGCCTTGCTCTAATTCTGTTAGGAAGGTGGCTGCATCTTGATGTTCTTTTTTTGCATCAATCATTTGTTGTTTGTGTGTTTCGAGGTGATCAACACTTTGTCCACATGCGCTACAAGTACCATCTTCGATGCTGTCAATTGACTTTTTAGTTCTTTTGAAATCTCTATCAGCTCGGCTAACTTGTGCCTGTAGCGCAGCAATGTCTTTTTGTAATTGCGATTGCTCGTTATCAATCACTCTCCAGTTAACTAACTGTTCGTGTGCTTCGAGTTCAGATTCGATATTAACATGTGCTAAATCACTAATAGCACGTTCAATGTTGACAATTTCTTCTTTGTTTTTATTCAACCAAAGAGTTTGTCTGCGTTTAAGTGCATCAACTTGCTCGCCAATTTTTTCATTGGCATTTTGTAATGCCCGAATTGACATTTCTTCTTCTTTGATTAAGTCTTTGGTGTTTTTGCTTAGTTCTTTGATTTTATCAGCACGTTCACTGAGCAATGTAATACCCAGCAGTTGCTCGATTATCTCACGTTGATCGTTTGTTTTGAGACTTAAAAACGGTTCGGTGTAAGTGTTTAGTGCTACCAAGTGTTTGAACATGGTGTGACTCATATTCAAAAGTTTGTTGATAGCACCCTGAGTTTCTCTGCTATCGCCTTGTGCATTGTCATCAGCTTCTTGTTCGCTGTTGTTAATATAAAACTTCAATACATTGGGACTACGGCCACGTTCGATTCGATAGCACTTCTCTCCCATGCAAAAGTCTAAACTGACCAACATACCTTTGCTGTTAGTCTTGTTGATTAGATTGTTGCGTTTGATATTAGTAAGTGCTTGACCGTATAATGCATAGCTAAGTGCATTAATGATAGTAGTTTTACCAGTACCATTTCTGCTGCCATCGCCGCCAAGGTCAAGGTTCTCACCTAGTACCAATGTAAGGTCTTGTCTGTCAAAGTTAATTGCTTGTGTAGAGTTACCTACACTCATAAAGTTTTTAACTGTAAGGTCTTTAAGTTGTATCATGTAATTATACTAACATAGATTCATTGCTTTTGCAATATCATAATGTGTCTTTCGAAAGTCTTGATTTCTAATTTTGTCGAAGTGTTTAACAGCTTGACTAAACTCGGTACCGTTGCTGGGCGTAATGTTTTGCAAGTAACTTACAAGTGATTGTACACATTCGTGTGTAGAATTAACACATTTATCAATGCACATTTGTTGAGCCATTAGGGTAAGATTTGCAACAGAAAATGCTTTTGGTTGAGTAAGCATAACAAACTGAACATTGAGTTCTAAGCTTTTAGCCCAATCAACAACTTCATCAAGATAAAGAATATTCATAATGCTTATTACTGGCATTATACCCATTGTTGCATTGGGTAATTTTAAATTAATAAAACGTCTAATGTTAGTGTCAACTGTTTGCCAAGTACTACCTCTTTCTAGTTGAAATCTATCGTCAATGTTATCTATACTAAATTGTATATCAATATGTTTAAAAAGTTTCCAGCAGTTTTCTAACTTTTCTGGAAAAATACTACCATTGGTATTGAGATGCAGTCTAAGATTTTGCGAGTATTGATTATCAACAGCCCAGTATATAAATTCCAAAACATTTTTGTTGTATAATGGTTCTCCTCCGTAAAAATCAATGTTTACAATTTGATTTTTAGCAACAAGAGTTTTTAATTCGTTGATTACTTGAGAGTAATGATTAAATTGATAAGTTGGAGTATTTACATCATAATAGTCCATGCCTGATGGAGTATTTTTGAATTTTTCGTACTCAACTGCATATAAACTGCTATCAGTGACGTTGCATATTCGACACTTAAAATTACAAGTGTTTCCGGCGGCAAAGTCAAAACTAGACAGCAAAGGATTGTCTAACCCCCTGGTTAACATTGTTTGTTTTTTGTAAGACAAATGTCGCATGCGATGACTAGTGATATTTCCGTCTTCAGCGTTCCAGCATTTTTCGCACCCTTTTGGTCTCTGTCCGTTGAGCATTTTTTCTCTAATAGAATTCATTTCGTTGCTGTGAAATAAACTTTCAAGAGACTGGTTGGTTCTGTCATAGTCACTGATTTTTCCATCGTAAACACAACAAGGAGATACTTCTCCTCTATTACTAATGCGCAGATGATCCCATAATTGTGGGCATATCGTGTTGCTTAATGTATACTGATTTTCTAATTTAATACTGTCAACTGTAACATCAATCCCGGTGAATAAATCTGTAGTAGTGACTTGTCCAGTTTTTGCAATAATGCTGTCAGCATCTGGGCATGCAATTATTATAAAAAAATTACTAATATCAATGTCAAATGCAGCATTGTACAGGTGTGTAAGCAAACTTTCGGGTATGGTATACTGGCTATAAAAAACCAATCTTTGATTATTGGTATATGATGCTTGGTATAGTTTTTGAAATGTCTGATAAGCCGAGTCTGGCGACACTGAGACACTGTGCAAATCGATCAAATCTAGTATTTCAAAATTTGAAAGATATTGCTTTTCAAATACTTTAAAATGCATCTACAAGCTCCTGTATATTTCTAGCAATAATTTGTTGTCGTAAAACTCACTGTCAATTGCAATAATCTGTTCAGTGATAATCTGATCAACACTTTCGAACTTAATATCACCAGGATTCATTTCTTCTTCTAGTGCACTTTGCTTGTTGGGAATCAATGCCATCTCTCGCAATTGGTACTTGGTGATGTATTGCTCTTTGATGTAGTTTGCTTCTTCGTAAGAAATTTCAATATCCAAGTTAACACGAACATGCATTCTTGGTTTGAGTCGTTCGTCGGCAAAGTCGATTACATCGCTAAGATTCATAACACTGTACAAAGGCTGATTGGGCCAAGAGATGTATTCCTTAGTACCATCCCAATCTAGTATCATCACTCCGCGCTGATCGTCACCGGCATCAGAGAAGTTATGCGGAAACGCATTACCAATGTAGTTGATGTTGTTCTTCTTTTGCCGTAAGTGGAAGTGCCCACTGAAAACTTCTCCGTAGCCAGTAAAATGTTCTGCGTTAATATCACCATGATCTGGCATTTCTACCATTGCATTCATCTTAAAGTGGGGAAGTTCAAAGTGTCCAAACATATACTTGGCACTGGCATTTTTAACACGTTTATAATCATCACCAACCAGCCACGGAACAAGTATAACATCGTCTTGTTCAAACCATTCGTTGTGAATGTGCACATTTGGAATATGCTGTGCCCACTCGTAACTGTAAATGTCACGCTTGTCTCTGTAGTACAAATCGTGATTGCCCGTGATAAAATGTGTGTTGTCGAAACCTGAACTTAGCTTTTCCAATGCTCTCAAACTATGATGCATTGTTTGCAAACTCAAACTTGCTCTATGGTGATGCCAATCTCCCATAAAGATGCAAGTTTCGCAACCGTGCAATTTGCCCTGTTCTACTGCCCACTCAACAAACTCCTCACAATCTTGATTGTGAAGAGCACTGTTACTTTTCATGCCAAAGTGGATGTCAGTAAAGACCAAGGCCTTTTTGAACAAACTCATGTATAAGTCCTTATTTGGTTTTGGTTGCTTTAGTTTCTGCAATAAAACGTTTTGATTCTGCTGAGTTGTTAAACTGTCGTGTCCAACTCGGATTCAAGCCTGCATTTTCTAGAATATCATCACGAATGTTTTGATTTTTCTTTTCAATGTTTAGTACCCTAGTAAAACTGTTGGTAATAGCAGCGGTATAGTATGCAAACGGATTTTGCGATTTGCTTTCATCAAATTGTAAACCAATTTGGCTGAGTTGCAACAATGCCTGGCCACGCATTTCTTCGTTGTAAGTATACCCACGCCAATTTGAACGTGTAGCATAGCGTTCGCACAACTTGATAAACATGTGTGCTAATTTGTCTGTCATTTTACCGTGATCTTTTGAGAAGTGACCATTGTCTAGTCCGCCGACCCAGTGACTTTTACCCACAACATACGGAACTTTGTTGTCGTCGATCATGTAATGCCAAAATGGTGGAAAATTCAACTTTATATAGTTGAGATCTTGTTCTACTTCGGTCATAAGCTCTTGTAGTCCATCGTCGGAATAATCAACATCATCCATTTCTAGAATTTCTTCTAGTTTGGATTTCTTCTTTTCTTGTGCTTTGGTTAGCTTTTTTGGCACCATTGGAATGTGATCCCAAGTGGTAATGCGAAATACAAGCTCTTGGTTGCTGAGTTTTGTTGGATCAACTATTTCGCCTGTTTCTCGTTTGATGCGATCGGCTTTGTTACGCCGTGCTTCTGCAACAGTGCGCTGATTGATTTTGTCCACACTGGGCAAAATAATGTCATACTGAGCTTGACCCGGCTCTAGGTATGAACAATATGTGCTTTTACTTTTGTAAATTTCTTTGAGAATATCTCGGTTGTTGAGGTAGTTAACTTTTTTAGGTTTTTTAACAGGTGTTTTTTTAGCTAATGCCATTTAAGTTCTCCATAATTGTACTTAGTATAAACGATGTAGAGGGGGCTGTCAATCATTAAGTTAGCCGTTTTTGATCGCCATAAATAATGCATAGGAGTCAACATGCCGTACAATCAAAAATTAGCTGATCTATACAATGAATTAGCACAGCAATATCCCGGACTTAGTGAAAATGGTCTTAGAACTCTTGCTGGTATAGCAATAAGCGATGGTGATTACACACTTGATACAACTGGTACTATAGCTCGTAACTCTAGCTATGGTCAGCTTGTTGACACAGAATCTTTACAAACTTCGTGGGTAACAGATGATTTACTTGATGCGTTGGCAGTTGTTGAATCAGGCAACAACCCTAATGCAGTGTCTCCAGCAGGCGCTTTAGGTGTGTACCAGATTATACCAGAGACCGCAGCCGATCCTGGGTATGGTGTTGAGCCTATTACTATTCGAGAAGTTCTCGATCCGGTGAGAGCTAGAGAATTTGCTAGACAGTATCTCGAAGGACTTAGGAAAGAATATCCAAACTACACGCCTGCAGAAATTCTTCAAGCATATAATGCTGGCCCAGGAAGAATAGAAAAGTACAAGCTTGGACTAGGCCCACCACTAACGGAAGAAACTATATTATATCCTGGAAAAATACTTAACCAGCTTCCTGGCTTCCAAGACAATCCTTACACAGTATCACCAACAGATGCTGATGTCTTGGAAACAGTATTCAGAGATAAAGTTGTACCTGACCTTAGCGATCCGGAAGTTGCAAGGTTAATAAATGAAGAACGTGTTGCTCGAGGACTAGCGCCTTATACAGACATGGAAGAAATGGAGAGAGCAATTGATGCTAACCAATTGCTTATTAAGGCACGTAACCAGCAAACTGTTAGTGCACAACGAGAAGCAAGCGGTGTTAAAAATGCCGACGGTGATTGGCGTGTTAAGTTAAGACTTGCACCTCAGGCAAACTACTTGTACAAAGCAAGCAACCCGGGTATACTTGCTCCATTGGCAGTCACTGACGGTGTTATATTTCCGTATACTCCGCAAATTGATTTACAATATAGGTCAGATTACAATAATTATCAACCAACGCACAGCAACTATATGCACTATTTCTACAAAGGATCAAGTGTTCAGACTATACAAGTTACTGCTGAATTCACTGCACAAGACACAGTTGAAGCTGAATACTTGTTGGCAGTTATGCATTTCTTTAAGAGTGCTAGTAAAATGTTTTATGGCCAAGATGCAGAGCGTGGTTCACCACCGCCATTGTTGTATTTGTCTGGCCTTGGCGAATATCAATTCAACGAGTCTCCTTGTGTGATAGCAGAGTTTAACTTGAATTTACCGTCTGATGTTAACTATATCAGAGCAAGAAGCCGACACATAACAGGCGCAGATAATTTGCAATATCAAAAACCTCTAGCAACAAGTGCAACCAATGGTAACTTTTCTAGTTTAACTAGATTGTCCACGGCAGCTACAAGATTGTTCGGCGGTGGAACACAGCCGCTCCAAGTTGGTGCAAAACCATTTACACCAACACCCGGGCCATTAGGAAGCAAAGGTGCAACATACGTACCAACTAAGATGTCAATGACTCTTAACTTACTTCCAATTGCAAGTAGACGACAAGTTAGTCAAGATTTTAGTCTCAAGGAATATGCAAACGGTAACTTAATTAAGAAAGGGATGTGGTAATGGATAACATATATACAAGTAACAGTCCGTACTTTGACACACCTGTGGTTAATCAGACGTATCTTGGTGTAATGGTTAATCGACCTATTCCTAAATTGGCAGACGACTTATTAATGACTATTAATGAAACTTACAATCTTCGCCCAGACTTGCTAGCATTCGACTTGTATGGTGATGCGGCGCTTTGGTGGGTGTTTGCACAGAGAAACCCAAACCAACTTCAAGATCCATTGGGGGACTTTACAACCAATACATCAATATACCTACCACAAAAAGCAACTTTGTCCCAAGTATTAGGAATCTAGCATGACCACCTCGGCAGAAATAGATACAGCCAGGCGCAGCGTACAACTCAACATCAATAATCTGGTAGGGTGGGTTGAACGCCTAGAATTTGAGGTCGATGATGGTGCAACTTGGAACGAAATCAATGCCGATTGGGGCATTGGCTTTGATAAAGCCAACGGTTACATTTTTACCTTGGACAATTTGCAACGTCAAAACGACGGCATGCCACCAACTGATCCTGACAAATCTGCAACAACATTTAGGATAGCCGAAAACATAGCAGAAGTTAATGCTCTTATTAATAGGTTGCTTGCTGTTGAACTGCAAGCTCTCGCTAACTCAAGCGAAGTTGCACGAATAGACAATTTACCAGCAGACAGTGCAGGATCACAAGTCGCTAGTGATCAAGCTGGCGCCAATGAAGATAGTAGAGTTAGTAGCCCAACAACTGGAACTGAGGTATTGGATGGTGAAACAATCGTATCTTCCGATTCGGTTAACAACAGCCCCACAAATGCAAGGCTAGCAACACTGAGCGGACCCGACGGAGAATTTGCTCTAGGTGCCGACGATGGCGGAACAATCAGCACAGTGGGTGCTGCTACTGAAGTAGTCAGTGTTACTAATACCCAAACTCCAGACGGCAGAATTGCTGCCGCTGATTCGGTTAGCGCAAGCGACGACTCGTATGATCAACGCACCTCTAGTACAAATGTCGAAGGTCGTGCAGCCATTGCTAATGAATTTTTGGAAACCATTGTACCTACGCCAAACCAACTTATAAACCTTGCTTCGCAGACTTATACTATTTCAGTATACCTTATGGACATTGACGAATACACTCGGATGATACAGTCTGATAGAAAAACATTACCGGGAAATCAGTTGTTGTTCCAAAGCGGTGGTGCCACAATTGGCGAACGCAACAAATTCTTTGACTTGGACTTTTATCCAGAAAACGTTGAGCTTAAATGTTTAGTTGGTACCCAAGGAGTTGGAAGCCCTCATAATGCTGTTACACTTGAATTTGATGTTCTTGAACCTCAAGGCATAACATTCTTAGAAAGACTGCGCAAGGCAGTTTGGGATCACACAGGGGAACCAGGCGCAACTATTAATGGTCAAAATTATCTTATGGTTATAAGATTTTACGGCTATGACGAAAATGGAAACTTAGTCAGTGGCCAAGGCAGGGAGTTTACAAGTGATCCAAATGCTTTGGTAGAAAAGTTTATTCCTTTTCAAATAGCCATGCTTAGATATAAACTTGCTGCACAAGTTGTTGAGTATCAGCTACAATGCATGATACCCCAAACAACAGTTGGATTTAGTACGTCTAGGGGGTCAATACCTTTTAACTTCCAACTTAATGCACCTGATGTGGGCACATTGTTCAATGGTAATATGCAAGTTTCGGCAGGTGCGGCTGCAGAAGAGGATTTTGCAGGAGGTGCAGCCGGCGGAGAGTTTGGAAGCGGCAATCGTAAAGCCGGCAGTGGATCTCCGACTATAACCCAGGGACTAACAGATGCATTAAATCAAAATCAACGTGAACTGGTAAAAAAAGGTGCCCAGGAAATTGCAGATGTGTACAAAATTGTACTAGAAGACATTCCAGCTTTTCGTGATGCTAAAATGAAAAAGCAAGGAACAACAAGTAAAGCACGTACACCAATGACCACTACTAGTGATCCAAATATATCACTAAATGCAAACAAACAAAATTTTGATAGCCAAGGGCGAACATATAGTATCACAGCAGGTACACAAATTACACAGTTGATTGACCAGGTAATGAAAAACAGCGAGTATGTTACTGCGCAACAAACCATAGTATTTGACGAAGTAACTAAAGCTGAAATTTCAAACCCTCCAGTTGGGACCACAATGTGGTACAAGATTACACAACAAAGTAAACCACTTGGTTGGGACAATTTGAGAAAAGATTACGCATATGAAATTACTTACAAAGTAAACAGATACCAGATCAACACACCAAAGTCTCCTTATTTCCCTCCGTCGGCATATAGAGGGTCGCACAAGATCTATAATTATTTGTTCACCGGAGAAAACACAGAAGTGTTGAATCTTGAATTTGAAGCAAACACTAACTATATAACACCAATTGGCAACAGCGGATTAACTGCACCAGTTGACGGCGACGGAAGATATGCTAATAAACAAATGTTTTCAGTTGGAGCAGAGTCAAGTCAGCAAGGCGGTGCAGGAGAATCAACACTGCCGGCTGCACAATTAGCAGGTAGACTGTATGCTGACTCCGATGTATTAAAAGTTGATCTTGAAATTGTTGGAGACCCAGACTGGATTACGCAAAGCGAAGTGTTTTACACAGAGGACAATCTTGCACCTTTTGAACCCGACGGCAGCCTGAATGTTAATGCCAGCGAAGTATTGTTTGAGGTACGTTTTAACAGAGCAAATGACTATGATTTGGCAACAGGCTTAACACCAAAATACAAAGAAAATATCGACCAAGGTGCTATCAACAACAACACAAACGTAGCCGAAGAACGTTTGGTATTTGCAGCATATTCTATAACCAACATGTTTAAAGCAGGTAAATTTACACAAAGAATTCAAGGCACGTTGCGAGAATTTACAGCCGATGATCTAGCATTTAACCAAGGAGTTAGTGTACCTCGTACAAATAACAACAACGGACCGACTGCTTATTCTGATGATGTTACTGAAAATTACAGCAGGAATGTTAACACAGATGCAAGTAATTTAACTGATAATCTCACTTTAAACTTGCCAAAGAGTACAACTAACGCAGTAGACGACGATGGCGCAGGGCCATTTTAATAAATTAAAGGAACACTATAGATGGTAGAAAACTATCAACGAAGTACAGGCACATCAAGATCCTTTAAAACTGGCAAAGGTGGCGCCCCGGCAGAAACTGGCCCGTTTATTGGCGAAGTGGTTAACAATGTTGATCCTACCCGTAGTGGTCGATTGCAAGTTTACATTGAGTATCTTGCTGGCCCAGATAAAACCGAAAAAAGTCTCTGGCGAACTGTTAGTTATATTTCTCCTATGTACGGCAACACTCAACAAAGTGTTCCGTCAAAAACTGGCCCAGGTAAATTTGTAGGCAATCAACAAAGCTACGGCTTCTGGGGAACAACGCCAGACATTGGTACTAAGGTTATTTGTTTCTTTGCAAATGGCGATCCTAACGAAGGGTATTATATCGGTGCACCCATTGAGCCAGGTATCAATCATATGATGCCAGCTATTGGCGCAAGTAAAAAATATGTCGACGATACAAATAGTCCGTATTTTGCTAATGCAAAACAGTTGCCAGTAACTGAAGTAAACAACAGTAACCCTGCTATAGCCGAAAATCCAAGATTCTTCGAAGAGACAAAACCGGTTCACAGTGTGTTAGCTGGACAAATGCTGGATCAAGGTGTTATCAGCGATCCACTGCGAGGACCTATTACTAGTAACTCACAGCGTGAATCTCCTAGCACAGTATACGGATGGAGTACCCCGGGTCGACCTGTGTTCCAGGGAGGATTTACTCCTGCTGAAATGGCAAAAAAAATTGCAAGTGGTCAAGTGCAGGCCAACGAAGCTATAGTAGTGTCAAGACTTGGCGGGCACAGCATTGTAATGGACGATGGCGATCTTCAAGAGCAAGACCAATTGCTGCGAGTGCGCACATCTTCAGGTCATCAAATCATGCTAAACGACACCGGAGAGAGCATTCACATAATGCATGCCAATGGTCAGTCTTGGGTAGAACTAGGAAAAGAAGGCACAATTGACGTTTATGCATCAAACAGTGTTAATATTCGTAGTCAAGGTGAAATCAACATGCATGCAGCTGGTGATATTAATCTCAACAGCGAAGAAGGTAGCATCAAGATGTTTGCCAAAGTTGCTATGGGGCTTGAAACCAAGGCATTGAGTTTAAATGCAACTGACAACTTGTTGCTTTACAGTAAAAAACAAGTTGGTATTAAAAGTGACGGCAATCTTGCACTGAAATCAAAAAATGGCTCTTGGAATAGTAAAAGCTTAACTCTAACAGGTAAGCCTATCAAGCTAAACAGCGGGGCAGCTAGCGATGTTCCAACCCCGCAAGACATTCCTAAAAATAAATTACCGAACACTGTGTTCACTGACGGTGTGGGTTGGACAGTTGAAGCAAATGCAATCGAAACAGTGGCTAGTAGAGCACCTACACACGAGCCATACCCCTTCCACGGAACAGGTGTTAACTTTACTACGTCATTAGCTGGCGGCGCAAGCGAAGTGCCAGTATCAAACGCAACGCAAGATGTTATTAATCGTGCTAGTGCTGTTGATATTCCAAAAATCACAGTATCAGACTACGAAGTGCAACCCAGCACCGATACCGCAGTTGGTAAACTAGACCCAGCAACTGTGCGAAGCATGCTATCACAGGCAAGTTTGCAAGTGCCTCAGGCAAGTGATGTAATTTCAAACACATTAGGGGTTGGCAAGTATGGGCTTAGTGCTGATCAATTAGAAAAATCTGGATACTTGAAGCCAGGAACTTCGGCGTTCTTCCTCAACGATCCAACTACATCTCTTGAATCTGTTCTAAATAATAGCAGTGTGTGGACGGGTTTAAACGGTGTTAGCAATGTTAACAGCTTTCTAGAAAACACAAGTTTACAAGACAACACACAAACTGATCTATTAAACTTGGGACTTAGTGAATTGCAGAATCTTGGTGTAGTAACTGGTTTAGAAAATGCATCTGATCTTGCCGGGCTAGTGCAAGGCGCTGCCAAGTTTGGCGCACCTGCAGTTGCTAAATGGGTTGATGGAGCTGCAATTATTGGAGACACCCTTGCTGGTATCAACAGTAGTAAAATTACTAGTTTGGATATGGACTCGATAGTACAAGGGGGCAAGTTTGCAGTCGATATGATAGCAGAAAAAATACCTGATGTATTGCAAGGATTTACAACAACAAGATTGAGTTCAGTTCTGCAAACAGTTGATCTTAGCAATGTTGCTAGTCTAGCAAACATTCCATCTCTTGGTAATGTGTTTGGCGGAGGCGGCTTGTTTGGCGGATTTTCTGGGCTTTTTAGCGGAGGTGGCTCGTATTCGTTTCCTGCATTCGCTAACAACACAATAGTTGAAGGAATAGCAAACACTGCTAATAGAGCTGGGATCGACAATGCAATTACATCAGTTGTCGGCTCATTTAAAGTACAAAATGCAACAGTAAAAACATTGCCTCAAACTGTTCAAGACTATCAAACAGCATTAAAACTAATGGCAGCAGGCCGGGGCGGCAATGCCGACACTGTAATTGACAGCTTACGAACTAGACTATCATAGGACAATAAATACAATATGCCAACATTTATCGGATACAGCACAATCGACAAATACAAGTCATATACGGTCACTGACTTTGCACTGATCAAGCGTGACTTGTTAAACGCATTGAACATACGACAAGGCGAAATGCCGGGTCGTCCAAATGTGGGTACAACCATGTGGAGTTTAATATATGAACCACAAAATGCCAGCACCTCTCAGCAAGTGATAACTGAAATTCAGCGAGTGGTTGCACAAGATCCTAGGATAGCTATTAGTGACATTAATGTTTATGCACAAGAAAACGGATTATTAGTTGAACTAGAAGTACAAACAGTACAAGGACAGGATGCTGAAATGCTGTCTATTTTCTTCGATCAAAACCAGCAACGTGCAGCATTTTCAGACGTATAAACTACCCAGTTTATTAGTATCATAAATACTTGCCAAGGATAGATAAACATGGCAAAAACAACTAGACAAACCAGTATATTCGGCGTTGAGGATTGGAAACGAATTTACCAAACCTATCGCGAAGCTGACTTTCAAAGCTATGACTTTGAAACATTAAGAAAAAGTTTCATTGACTACATACGTCTGAATTACCCAGAAAGCTTTAACGACTATATTGAAAGTTCGGAATTTATTGCCCTCCTTGATGTTATGGCATTTATGGGACAAGCAGGCAGCTTTCGCAATGACCTGAACACAAGAGAGAACTTCCTTGACACTGCAGAACGTAGAGACAGTGTGACAAAACTAGCCGAATTGGTAAGTTACACTCCTAAACGTAATACAGCGGCACAAGGCTTTTTAAAAATACAAAGTATTAGCAGCACCGAGGACATAGTTGATTTTACTGGTGTTAACTTGTCTAATGTCACAGTTAACTGGAACGATACTACTAATCCAAACTGGCTAGAGCAATTCACCGTAATTGTTAACAGTGTGCTGAACGGTAGCCAACGATTTGGTAATCCTGGCAACAGCCAAACTATTCTTGGTGTGCAAAATGACGAATATCAGATCAATCTTGCACCTGGGTTTCTCCCGGTGGTACCATTTTCATCAACAGTTAATGGTACTAACATGGTATTTGAAGCCGTTAGCTCAACTTCGCTAGACAAAGATTACCTATACGAACCTGCGCCGAAACCCAATGGTGCATTTAATATGTTGTACAGAAATGATAAACAAGGGTACGCTAGTGCCAATACAGGGTTCTTCTTTATGTTTAAACAAGGATCGCTAACTGATTATCCTTTTAACTTGGGAGAGCGTATTAGTAATAGAGTGGTTAACGTAAACATTGAAGGTATCAACAATGAAGATGTTTGGTTGTATGAAATAGATTCAACTGGTGCTGTTAGCGACGAATGGGATTTTGTAGAAAACTTGTACACAGGTGCAGTTGAACAACTTACTCCGGAACAGCGTAGATATTTCACTATTACATCAAGAACAAATGATCAGATTAATTTAAACTTTGGTGACGGAGTATTTTCGTCTATCCCAGTTGGTACATTTAGATCTTATGTTAGAGCATCAAATGGTTTGAACTATGTTATCAACACCGACGAAATGCAAAACATTGTTATTTCTGTTAGCTACATAAGCAGAACTGGCCGCAACGAAACATTGTCAATGACATGTGCACTAACGCAACCAGTGAGCAACGCAACTAACAGAGAAAGCATTAACCAAATCAAGCAACGTGCACCTGCTAGATTTTACACACAAAATAGAATGGTCAATGGTGAAGATTACAACAACTTCCCGTTTACATTGTACAACACCATTATTAAATCAAAGGCAGTTAACAGGAGTTCTATTGGTACAAGTCGCTACTTAGACTTGGTTGACATCACCGGAAAGTATAGCTCAACTAACGTGTTTGCAAGTGATGGATTGATCTACGAAACCACTGATACTCCAGGTTTTACATTTACGTTTATTGATCAGAATGATATTAGCAGTGTTATTGTTAACCAAGTAGAACCTTTGTTATCCAGTCGAGGTATGCAAGAGTTTTATTATCAAAACTTTAATCGCCCAGATTTAACTAGTTTGAATCTTAACTGGAATCAAAGTACAACAGCTAACAACGAAACAACAGGTTATTTTAGATTTGCTGCTACTAACGCCCCGGCGCCAGTTGGGCCACAAGCGTCTGATAATAAAAAATACATTTCACAAGGTGGTCTAGTTAAGTTTGTACCACCAGCTGGGCAATATTTTAATAAATTTAATAGACTGGCTACCGGTAGCCCGACACAGCCCGGTGATAAAATGGTGCTTTGGGCAACAGTTACGCAACTTGAGCTCGACGGCACAAACTTTGGGGTCGGTAACAACACAGACGGAACAGGACCTGTAACTCTTAACAACTTTATTCCAACAAACGCTGTACCAGTGCAAGTAATTACAAACTTTGTTACTGATTTGCCTACTACATTAGAGCAAACCATGCGTGAACAAATTGAATTGTACAGAGCATTTGGTTTAGGGTACAACAATCTTACTGAGACGTGGTATGTTATTACATCAACTAACTTAGATAACAGTACAACTTTCAGTCTTGCTAATGCGCAAGATACAAGTGGTGCAAATTTAGACAACAGTTGGTTGGTTGCATTTGAAACAGATGGTGTTACATACACTGTAACTTCAAGAAGCTTGGAACGCTTCTGGGCTAGTGTGCTAGAAACTCGCTTCTTCTATGATGGTACACAAAAAGTTTACGATCCAAAAACTGGCACAGTTATCAATGATTTTATTAATGTGCTAAAAACAAATAATCAACCTGATTCTAGTTCAACATTAAACAGTGATGAGGTACTTGACATTGTTGGGCAGCCAGCCGAAACAGACGGCTTTGTTGATGATTTCCGTGTTAGAATTAGTTACAAAGATTCAGACAATGACGGTATTCCGGACAATCCAGATTACTTTGAAACATTAGTTGCGCCTACTACAAACCCTAACAACAAACGGGTGTATCTACAAAAAACTGTTGATTTTGATAATTTAGAAAGATATATTCCACTAGCAAGCGGGGTTGTTAATGGGCAATATGCAACCAAAGATGCAATTGAATTAGTTAAAAGTGAATTTGCAGACAAGCAAGTGTTTTATGCATACACTGACAAACTATTTTACATGTTAACAGTTGCATATGATGGTGTTCGTACAATAACGCAAGCATTGGGTTACGTAGTATATACTGGTCGCCAAGACTTGTACTTCCAGTACAGACACAATGCTCCGTTGAGTAGAAGAATTGATCCAGGCACAACCAACATCATCGACATATATCTAGTAACTGATGCATATTATACTGCATATCAAAACTATGTTAAAGACAGCACCGGAACTGTTAAAGAACCGTCACAGCCCACAATTGACGAACTAACAACAAGTTATAGCAAATTAAATGAATATAAAATGATTTCCGACAATATTATTTTAAACAGTGTGTCTTTTAAACCGTTGTTTGGCACCAAGTCAGACCCTGAGTTGAGGGCAACAGTTAAATGTATTAAAAATCCAAATAGTACAGTGAGTATTAGTGAAATTAAAAGTCAAGTTATTACTGCAATGAATCAATATTTTACTATCGAAAATTGGGATTTTGGAGATACATTCTTCTTCTCGGAGCTTACTGCATACTTGCATGATCAATTAGGCAGTATTATTTCTACTGTAGTACTTGTGCCTACAGATCCTTCAAAATCATTCGGAGACTTATACGAAATTCGCAGCCAACCAAATGAAATTTTTGTTAATGCAGCAACAGTTAACGATGTTGAAGTTATTAGCGCATTGACTAGCAGTCAATTACGTACAGCAACCAACAGCGGAGTAGTATAAACTATGGCTAAAAGAATTCGTTCTGAGCAGTTTCTTCCAGAAATTTTTCAAACACCTACAAACAAACAATTGCTGCGAACTACACTAGACCAACTGTACCAAAACCCAAAATTAAAACCAACACAAGGTTATATTGGGCGCAAAATCGGCCCTGGTGTTACTGCCAGTGACAATTATGTGCTGGAGCCAACCGAAACTAGAACAAACTACCAAATGGAACCAGGAGTTGTTCAGCTTAAACCAAATACAAATCAAGTTGAAAATGCAATCACTTATCCAGGTATTATTGACAGTTTAAAAATGCAAGGCGCTGATGTTTCACGCCACGACAGATTGTTTAACAGTGAATATTATAGCTTTGATCCATTTGTTGATTATGACAAGTATGTAAATTTTGGGCAATACTATTGGGTACCCAGTGGACCAGATAGTGTTGATGTATTTTCAAATTCCATTCCTGTACAAGATGATTTTGATGTAGAAGACACAGACGACGGATACACCTTCTCCGGTGAAGCTGGTACGTTACCTACGTTGTCTTTTGTACGTGAAGGGAACTATACTTTTAATATTAACAGCCCGGGTAACAACTTTTGGATACAAAGTGTTCCAGGTACAAGTGGAGTATTACCATCTCAGCCAAACCAATCGTCAAGACAGGTATTAGGCGTATCTAACAACGGCGAAGACGCCGGTACTGTTACATTTGATGTACCTGCTAAAGATGCACAGAACTTTTACTTTACACTCACTGATATTGGGGCAACTGATTTAATTGACGGTACACTAAAGTTTACTGATATTAACAATCAGTATGTTGACGAATTCCTTGCTGCCAATGGCGGCATTGACGGAATTTCTGACTTAGAAAATCGTACATTAATTTTAACAAACACTGGCAACGATGGCTGGGAAATCCAAACGCCGTTTGACACAGAAGGAAACGGATACGGAGAAAACCCATTTGACGATTCTACTCCAATAGCAACTGATGCTGAAAGATATGTGCAATGGAGAATTAACTTTAACTATGCAGATCCAGATCGTCCGTACATGGAGCTTACTGTTAATCAGAGTATTGCAAATCTAAGCAAAACAAACATTGAATACGGTGCAAACAATGCTGGTGCTACTTGGTATAAAAATGCCGAAGGTACAATGGAGCGCCAACCTCTTATTACTGCTAACTCTGATATTCTTTACTATCAAGATGGCAGTGACGAAACAAATTTTGGTATCATACGCATTGTTGATCAAGAGAATGCCGCAGATTTAAACATATCTGAAATACTTGGGAAAACAAATTACACATCTCCCAATGGTGTTGTGTTCACTAATGGTCTTAAGGTACGTTTTATTGGAACGGTTGTTCCTGCAAGTTACGAAAACAACGAATATTATGTCGAGGGAGTTGGAACTTCCATTGAGTTGTTGTTAACAACTAACTTTGTTACTCCTGAGAAGTACACGGCTAGTAGCAGTGTGCCATATGACTCCAATCCATATGATGAAGGCAATTTTGATGCAACACTGAATGCACCAACTGCGCAAGATTATTTAACAGTTAACCGTGCAAGCATAGACCGCAACGCCTGGAGTCGCAGCAACAGATGGTTCCATATTGATGTATTGGACGCCACAGCGACATACAACAACGTTCCATTGACAATCAACAATGACAACAGAGCCAAACGTCCTATCTTAGAGTTTAGAAAAAATCTAAAACTTTTCAATGCAGGTACAGAAGGTATTAATAGTATTGATATTATCGACTTTTCTGAAACAGATGCCTTTTCGAACATTAATGGTACAATTGGGTATTCAATTGATGGGTATAGCTTGATCTCAGGATCGCAGGTTATTTTTGCTGCTGATGCAGACCCTGAAGTAAGAAATAAAATTTATGAAGTACAGTTTGTTGAACTAACTCCGGGCGCTACGCCGATTATTGATTTGCAACCAGCAAGCTTAACAACTCCTGATGTGCCCGCCAACACTACTACAGTAGTAATGAGTGGAAACACACAACAAGGCAAGGCATATTGGTTTAACGGCACTAACTGGATAAGTGCACAGCAAAAAACCAAAGTCAATCAAGCGCCGTTATTTGATATATTCGACAGTAATGGCTACAGCTACTCTGATATAACTGTCTATCCAAGTAGTACATTTGTAGGTACCAAGTTGTTCAGCTATGCAGTGGGCAGCGGTGCAACGGATACTATTATCGAACAGCCTCTAAAGTATGCAACTATTGCTAATGTTGGCGATATTGTATTCGACAATAACTTGTATGTCGATACATTTGTATACGTAAACGGTACAGTTAGTGTTACAAAAACAATCGACGAAGGCACAGTTAGGCAGTATAATACTAGAACTACATTTGATAAACTGCTAGGATGGCAAACATCATTTACTAAAACAGTTCAGCGACAAAGTTTTAGTTTTGAATATAATGCTGCACCGCTTGTGCTAGACGTACAAGTAATTGCTGATACGTCATTAATTCCTGTTAAAGTGTATGTTGAAGGACAGTTTGTTCTTCCAGAAGATTACACCTATGCAACCAATGTTGACAATACGACTACAATTACGTTTAATACGGACAAACAACCAGCAGTTGATGCAATCGTTGAAGTTCAAGTTATCAGTGACACTGAAAGCGGTGTTGCTTTTTATACTATACCAGTTAACCTTGAATCAAATGCACTAAACGAAAATAGCAACGGATTCACCTTAGGCACTATTCGTAAGCATTACGAGAGTATTTGTCAAAATTTAGAAAACTTCTCCGGGAAGATTCACGGTGCAAACAATGTACGTGACCTCGGCAATGTTGTTCCGTTTGGCGGATTAATTCTGCAACAAAGTGCTCCATTGAGTATGATGACAAACTTCATTAATGGCAGGGACTTTGAGTTTTTTCGTGCATTGGAATTTAATGCAACTGAATACAACAAAACAAAAAATAAGATTTTAAACTATGTTGCACAAAATGACTGGCAATCAAAAACAACTGCCGAAATATTAGATGATACACTGGACGCAATAAACAGCGGCAAAAATCAACTAAGTCCATTCTATTGGACCGATGCTATCCCGTCGGGGCCTGTGTTCGAGTTAACAACATACACAGTTAGTGCAATTACTACAAACGTGTTTGACACACTTTATAGTTACAACATGTTTGCGGCAAATTATGCAGGTATATTGGTATACCATACACCGAAGAGCACCGGAATCGAGACTATCCTAATTGGTAACGGACACGACTATACGGTAGCAGCCGACGGCCCTCGTATCACAATTAATACTGAGAATGTTACATTAGCAACAGGTGACATTATCAGTATCCGCGAATATACTTCAACATCTGGCAGTTATGTGCCAGCAACCCCGTCAATGATGGGCATGTACGAAATATTTAAACCAGAAAAATTTGAGGATACTACATACGTTGAACCGCAGCAGGTTATTCGAGGACACGACGGCAGTATAACAATTGCATGGGACGAAGGTGATTTTAGAAACGATGTATTGCTTGAGTTTGAAAAGCGAGTATACAACAATATAAAAATTAGTGCCGAAAGCCGCAAAACGTTGCCTATTAGTGCAGCTGATGTTATTCCTGGTCAATTCCGTACCACTAATTACTCGTTAGCTACAATTAATAGCATGCTTGCTGTTAGTTTCTTAAGTTGGGCAGGCGGTAATCGTGTTCCATATAAAAATCAAGATTACATTGCAACCAATGAATTTACTTGGAACTATAGTAACAGTACCAATCGTTTGTCAGGCGATTCTTTACTAGGTGGATGGAGAGCAATTTACTTCCAATTATACGACACAGACAGCCCAGACACCCGTCCTTGGGAAATGCTAGGATTATCCGAAAAGCCATCATGGTGGGAAACACGATATGGCCCTGCGCCTTACACTTCGGGTAACTTGGTACTATGGGAAGATCTAGCAGCGGGCCGTGTTGCAGATCCAATTGCACCATATGTGCTGCCAGACTATGTACGCCCTGGTTTGTTGAATGTTATTCCCACTGATAGCCAAGGAAGACTGTTATCACCATTTGACAGTGTTGTTGGCAACTATGACCAAAACAGTTTCAAAAAATCTTGGGTTACCGGTGACATGGGACCAGCTGAAACAGCCTGGAGACGTAGTAGTTATTATCCTTTTGCAATACAAAGATTACTTGCACTGACTAAGCCAGCAGATTACTTCTCGTTGTACTCTGACAGAGATGCTTGGAATTATAATGCAGTCTTTGGTCAGTATTTGTTAAACAATAGATTTAGATTAAATGCGTCACAAATTGGAATTTATGGTAACGGCAGTATTAAGAACAGTTATATTAATTTCATTGTTGACTATAATAGAGTTACTGGTTTAGACAGCACTACACTATTAACAGATAAATTAGCAAACATTGATGTGCGTTTATGTTATAGAATGGCAGCGTTCAGCGATCAGAATTATTTAAAGATATTCAGCGAGAAGAGTTCTCCGAACAGTCTTAATGCTAGCCTGTTGTTGCCTGACGAAAGTTATCAACTATTCCTGTACCAAAACCCAAGTTTCTCTGAAATACAATATAGCAGCGTTATTGTACAAAGAACTACAACAGGCTATACTGTTAGCGGGTACTCAACTACAAAACCATATTTCAGCATACTAGAAAGTGTACCAAGCGGAAACTTCAACAGGATGACGGTGAATGGCGAAACATTCCGTGTTGCTAATACATATTCTAACAATGTAATCACTGTGCCATATGGTTACGAATTCACTAGTAAAAACGGAGTTGTTGACTTTTTAGTTAGCTACGGCAAACTACTTGAGTCACAAGGTATGGCGTTTGAATCACGTGAAGATACAGTGATCCTTAATTGGGATCAAATGGCGCAAGAATTTTTATACTGGGCCGGGCAGGCCTGGATTGCAGGCAGTCTGATTAATTTAAACCCAGCTGCTAATGTACTAAAATTAGAGCAGCCAAACAGCGTAGTCGAAAGTTTAAAAAACGAAAACATCAATGATGTATTGTTGGATCAGAACTATACTCCGCTAACAACAAACGAATATGCAGTCGAAAGATTGGACAATGAACTAAAATTAGTTGGTCTTAATAACCAAACCTTCAGTTATCTTAATGCAAGATTTACTAGCTATGAACACATTATTGTTTTTGATAATGTTAGTATCTTTAATGACCTGGTGTACGAACCAAAGACCGCAGCAAGACAAAGTCGCTTGTTATTGAATGGTTACACAGTGTATGATTGGAACGGTACACTTGATGCACAAGGATTTATTCTCAATGAGGATAACATTAAGCCTTGGGTTCCTAACCAAGCATATACCAAAGGGCAAATTGTTTTTTATAAGAATTCTTACTGGAGTGCAGTTGAACTATTAGCACCAACAGAAAAATTTGATTTCTCCAAGTGGATAAAAAGCGATTATAGTAAAATACAAAAAGGGTTGTTGCCGAACCTTTCTAGTAAAGCAAGCGGTTTACAAGAAAACTATGATATCCACACTGCAAATCTCGAAGACGATGCTACATTACTTGGTATGGGACTAATTGGATTCAGACCAAGACAGTATATGCAGAATTTAAACTTAGACGATATTTCGCAAGCCGGGCTATACTCGCAATTCTTGGGAACAAAAGGCACACTACAGGCAGCCGAAGTCTTTAAGAGTGCCAATCTTGGCAAAGAACAAGCTGAATATGAAATATTTGAAAACTGGGCAATACAGCGTGGGCTATATGGTGCAAGCGCAAATCGTAGTTACTATGAATTGCAACTTGACGAAAGCAAATTACTTGGTAATCCAACCACAATTGGTGTTGTTAATGCTGGTGAAACAAGTACCGCAAATCAAACAGTTTTAGTAAACAACTTATACAAACAAAGTTATAAAATCACTGATCCAGACATACTACCAACAGTGTCTCAGATTCCTCAAGATGTGGGATTACCAAGTGCTGGTTATGTAAATTACGACGATGTTGATATTAAAGTTTTTGACTACAATGACTTGACAAATGTTATTCTTAACATGGAGAAAGTTACTGTTGGTACTAATGTATGGGTAGCAAAGGACAATAGATATAATTGGAATATCTATAGGACCAATTTGGTTAATGCCAATGTTGTCCGTGTATTTGATAATTTAAACGGGACATGCACAGTAACATTTGATGTTAATCACGGATTGTTGGCAGCAGATAGATTGGTTATTAAATATTTCAATAATAATGTTGATGGCGCCTATATTGTTAAATCGGTAACAGGGTTAAAAACTCTAGTTCTTGATTTAGTACTACTCGGAAATACAACTGACGTAACCGGCAACGGTCGTGCGTTTGTGTTAGAAAGTGTTCGTGTTGCACAGCCGGCTGATATTGCTAACTTGAGCTTTGTAAACGACATATTGCCTACCAACGAAGTGTGGGTTGACAACAACGGCAACGACAACTGGGAAGTGTTGGAGAAAATTAATCCATTCGGTGAACCAAGTGACCTAGCCTCTCCTACTACTGAAATGAATTCACGATTTGGTACAGCTATTGCCCAAGGCTTGCGTAACCAAGGGTTAATAGTTGGTGCTCCAGGTTTTAATTCCGGTGTTGGCGCAATAAATGCCTACAATAGTGGCGAAGGTGTATATGTAGAAACTAGTACTATATCTCCTGCAACCACTGGATTTAGTGGATTTGGTAGTAGTTTAGCAGTGGGTGATTTTGATTGGGCAATTGTGGGCGCACCTGCCAGTGACAGCAATAAAGGTTACGCAGTTGCTATTAATAGAAATCCAACCAATGGTAGCTACAGGCAAACACAAATCTTTGTCGGTGCAGCTGGTACACCAGAGCACGGACACGGAGTAGCTATCAGTAGAGACGAACGCTGGATGTATATTAGTTCACCAGCTACCAACGAAATTGACGCATATAACTTGGTTGATGTACAAAATCAAGCTAAGGAATACACCGGCGATTCTACTACTACTCGATTTGCAATCACCCCAGATATTGTAATTAGCGACCAAACACAAATTGGTGTAACTGTTAACAACATTAATAAACCAGTTGGCGGAGATTGGGTCTTAGAAACTGTTAGCGGCGTAACATATGTAACATTTAATGCAGCACTAAACAACGGCGATGCATTGCGAATTACACGACTTCAGGGTTTTACAGACAACAACGCAGTTGCAAAAACTACATTTGATACCAGCATGTTGTATACTGTAAGTGACATTTATAGTTTTGCAGTATATGTTAATAACGTACTACAGCGCCCAACTATTGATTATACGCTTGTTGGTGATGATGTTGTGCTTACTTCGCCTGCAACAGGTACAGTTGTTATTAATTCAAAAAATTACTGGAAACACATTGACACATTTACTGTATCTGGTATAGTAGGCGGTGCCCGACTTGGTCAAAGCATTTCGACGACAACTGACGGACGTCAAATCATGGTTGGCGCACCCGACGATACAGTTGGTTCTGACACTCTAGCAGGCACAGTTCATATTATGGACAGGAGTGTTGAAAGATTTCAAGTAACCGATGCAACAGTTAAAACTTACACTGTTACAGATACCCCAAATGGCCCGGTAAGTGTCACTGTTAATGGCAATTATTTAATTCCAACTAATAACTTTAACAATCCGCAGTTTAGTGTTGCTGGCAATGTTATTACAATTGGCACTACTGCTAATCCTGTAACACTAAATGTTGGCGATATAATTGAAATTGAAACCAATACTTTTAGACTGATGCAAAGCATACAATCAACTGCACCTGGCGCTAGTTATAATTTTGGTAGTGTAGTTAAAAACTGCCCAACAAATTGTAGTTTGTATGTCGGTGTGCCAAACGACAGTGCAATTAAACCCGAAGCTGGTAGTGTTGAGCGCTGGGCAAATCAAAGTAGATTGTTTGGCACTATAACAGGAACTATTGCTAATCCAGTATTAACTGTTGGAAATAGTATTCGTATTAACAATTATTATGTTGTATTAACTGGTACAACAGTTGCGTCATTGGTTAGTGATATCAATGATGCAAATATTCCTAATATAACTGCAATTGACAATGCTGGTAAATTGCTTCTCACATTGCAAAATGTAGCTGCTGGCGATGAATTTATCAAGTTGCAAGTATTACCTGGCGCTGGAACAGCCTATGCTGATCTTGGAATTGAACAAATGGTATTTGCACAACAGATCACATCGCCAATAGTGCAAGCATATGGTCATTTTGGAACCAGTGCAAGCATTAGTAATAATGCACTAACACTAGTAGTTGGTGCACCAGACTCAACTGCAATTATGGCAACAACATTTGATGCTGCAACCACTGATTTTGATTCAGGTAGCACACCATTTAATGATCCAGTAACACAATCAGGCGTTGCAATAACATATGATTTCTTAAATGCAGCAAACCCAAGTATTACAAACTTTGGTAAATTTGTGTTTGGTCAACAAATATTTGACACAACTATAAACAGTCTTGATAAATTTGGATCAGCTGTTGATTATCGCAACGGTACGTTGCTAGTAGGTGCACCAAATAATGATCTCGATGACAGTACAGACCTTAACAGCGGCCGCACTATTCAAGTTATTAATGCCAAAAAAGAACTAGCTTGGAAAATAGTATACAAGCAAGAGCCAGTTGTCAACACCGCACTTCTAAACAGTGTGTTCCTTTATGACAAGCGCAGCAACGATGTTACTAATTACTTGGACTTTATTGATCCACTGAATGGAAAAATACTTGGAGCAGCGCAGGCAAATATTAACTACACCGGCGGTGTTGATCCTGCTGCATACAATACTGGCGAAGTAAACAATTTTGGTTCACAATGGAACAGCAATCATCTCGGAGAAATGTGGTGGGATTTATCAACAGTTCGATTTATTGATTATCACCAAGACACAATCGAATACAAAGCCAGACGATGGGGTCAACTATTTGAAGGTTCTGTTGTAGATGTGTATCAGTGGACAGAGAATACAGTGCCGCCAAGCGAATACACAGGAACTGGCACAGTTTACAGTACCACGAGTTACACTATGACAAGTGTGCTCGACAGTGCAGGAACTTTTGTAACTTATTATTACTATTGGGTAAAAGGCATCACAAGCGTAAGCCCGGGTAAAACTCTAAGTGCTGCTGGGGTAACACAGTATATCGAAAATCCACGTAGTAGTGGCATTAGTTATGCGGCTGCAATAACACCTAGCACAACAGCACTTTACAACTGTAATAGTTTTATTAGTGCTAAAGATACAATTTTACACATCGAATTTGATAAAATTGCAAACACCGACAATGTCCATGCTGAATACGACTTGGTTACTGTTGGAAACCCTAGTAGTTTCCTTGGCGCCAGCCTTTATAGAAAGTTACTTGATAGTTTCTGCGGCGAAGATACACTAGGCAACATAGTACCAGATGCAACATTAAGTGCAGCCGACGAGTACGGGGTTAACTTTAGACCAAGACAGAGCATGTTCAAAGATCGATTCCTTGCTCTTGACAATTATCTATCACGAGCAAATAAAATTATGGCACTGTACCCTATTACAGACAGCAAGAAGTTTGATTTGCTCAATAGCGAAGAACCAGAGCCGACTAAAGATAGTGGCGCCTGGGATAAACGAATTGCAACATATGCAGAATTGACATATCAAGACCTGCGTCAAGTTCCTGTTGGATATATTTACTTGGTAGCAAGTGACAGCACTCAGCAAGGATTGTGGACAACTTATACAGTACAAGCAGATAAATCCTTGTTACTCAGTAGAGTTCAAACATACGATACTAAACTTTATTGGAGCTATGTTGACTGGGTAGCAGTAGGATATGATGCATCAATTAGCCCAAAAACTGAAGTTGCAGTATACAGTGACCTACTTGCATTAACACCAGTAAATGGCCAAACAGTTAAAGTAACTGCAAATAGTTTTGGCAAAAGCGAAATATACCAATGGACTAGTGCTTCTAATGAATGGGTGCGTGTACAGCTCACTGATGGTACAGTTGCAATCAATAATACTATTTGGGATTATTCAATTGGGCGATTTGGGTTTGACACTGAAGTTTTTGATGCACAAAGATTCGATCAAGCACCAAACACTGAAACACGTCAGATTCTCAAAGCATTAAATCAAGAAATATTCACAACAGACTTAGAAATTCATCGAAATGAGCTACTAATTCAAACATTTGAATTTATTATAACTGAGCAAACAGCACCAGACTGGTTGTTCAAAACTAGTTTGATTGATGTTTCGCACAAAATTCGCGACTTGCTTCCGTATCCGATTTATAAACGTGATAACCAAGACTTTGTTAGCGATTACATCGATGAAATTAAACCTTATCATGTTCAAATTCGTGAATTTAACCTGCGTTATGAAGGCATTGACAGTTACAATGGTAGTGCTACAGATTTTGATGTGCCAGCTTATTATGACGAGCTAAGACAAGGATTCATATCGCCTATCTTGGACAACAACACTGACAATCCTATGTCATTGAGCAGCTTTCCTAGTACTGACCCAATATGGAAAACTTGGCCCTACAGCCAATGGATTAGCAACTACTTGCTAGAACTGAGCAGTGTTACTGTAATAAATGGTGGTTCGGGGTATACTGTTCCTCCACAAGTTATTGTAACAGGTGATGCAGATACACAAGCAACAATGGAAGCAAAAGTTAATAGTGCTGGACAATTAATTAGTGTAACTGTGCTTACACCTGGAAGCGGATATACGACTACTCCAATTATTACTATCTCGGGTGGCAACGGCGTTGGTGCAACTGCAATTGCAGTGCTTGCGCCAAGTCTAGTTCGAGACATAGTAACAACAATCAAGTACGACAGAATTACTTACAACAGTCAAGTAGTTGATTGGCAAGCAAATACAGTTTATACTGCAAATGAACTTGTGCGATATCCTGTGCCTACTGTTGGCACGGTTGCTACAACACAAGCAAAAGTTTATCAAGTAATTGCAGACTTTACTAGTACCTCAACATTCGATCCTGACAATTATACAATAGTTGATCCAAGTACACTAGACGGCGCAGACAGAACAATTGGTATGTATACGCCAACTCCATCTGATCCAGGTCGAGAATTAGCACAGCTAATGACAGGGATTGATTACCCTGGTGTACAAGTACAAGGACCAGACTTTGACCAAAACACCGGTTTTGATGTAGGCAACTACGATATTAATCCGTTTGATAACATCGAGTTTGGCCCCGAGGGCTTGCCAACATACAGCGCCGAAATCTTGGATGTTATATATGAGAGCTCGTTTACTGATTCATACTTGGGAATACGTGCAACTGATATTAATGTTGAAGGTGGCGAATTTATCGACACATACAGCTCACATGCACCAGAGGAACTAGTCCCAGGTAGTGAGTTTGATACATTAGATCTCAAAGTTTACACTCGCCCAGGCAGTGATTGGTCTAATAACGGCCACGGCTTTAGCATCAAGGGTGTTAGCGTTGAGTACACCGGAGTTGGGACAACAGTTAGTTTTGCAGGTCTTATACAGCACCCCATTGAGCTTGAAGTTTATAACGAGCTCAGTGGACAAAATGTTGATCCAAGTAGCTACACTATTAATTGGGTTACTAAAGTAATTACACTTAATAGTGGAAATGTAGGAGATGTGTTTAATGTTCAAATCTATGGACTAGGAGGTGGATCGCAACTTTACAAAGAAAGTTTTGTAGGCAACACCATCACCAATGCAACACAGCAGATTAACGTAGCATACACAGAAATTGCCGAGATGGTTGTGTTTGTTAATGGCGCACTTTTTACAAACTACACTTATGCAGCCAGCGGCAGTTTTGCAACTGATGTAACATTTAATACACAGCCCACGTCAACTGATTGGGTTACTATTGTTGCACTTGGAGTAACAACACCAACGCAACTAAGTTGGAGTGCACCTCAAATACAACGTTTCACCCACGACGGCAGTACATCTCAATATGCACTAACAAACAGTTTACAAGGAACAAACATTGTTAACATGTTAGTTGAACGTGATGGTTTACGTTTGAGAGCACCAGAGGGCATTGAATATACTAGCGACGGATCGAGTTTGGGTCCTTACTATTTGAGTACAACAGGTAAAACAAATCAAGGATTAATTGCAGACAACGATGTAATTGTGTACGTTGATAACGTACAACAGAATCTAGCAGTTGATTGGACACTAAGCGAGTTTGACGGCAGTAGCGACAGGTATGTTGAATTTAATGCAAATGCACAACCAGCAGATGGTGCAAAAATTCTGATTGCAGTAACAACTGAAGCTGATTATACAATAGTGAACACAAATGATTTATTGTTGCGGGTTGGTGCTATACCCGATACACCGTTTACTGTGTATACATTCAATGACACATCAGAGCAAAGCATTATTACCAAGGTATACCAAGGGCCTACTACTGAGGGTGCAACTACTAGTATTGCATTTGATGAAAATGACTATGACGACGGCCCATTTGACTACACAATTGGTATATCTATAGAGACTAACAATTTTGCTCTCGGTAGACTTGTAACTAATCCTGAAAGAATATTTGTATCTCTAAATGGCAAGTATCTTAGAAACGGTGTAGACTTCGAACTAAGTACCGGCACAGACGGGCTTAGTGTTCTTACTGTCAATGGCAGTATACTCGGACCTATTGATGTGTTGATAGTAACTATATTTACAATGAGTGTCGTTCCGGATAGTTTGAACTTCCGTATCTTCCAGGACATGTTGGGAAATCAAAAAATACTCAAACTGAACACTGGCAATACCACTGAGTTAACATCTGCACTAGCAATAGACGATGATGTTGTTTATGTTAAGGATGCAAGCAAATTGAGTGCACCAAATCTAGAATCAAATATATTTGGACAGATGATAGTTGGTGCAGAGCGTATCACTTACAGATCACGGGATTTATCAAACAACACTGTTAGTGGATTGCGCAGAGGTGTAGCCGGTACCGGTGCAATGGCGCACGTTAGCGGCGTAAGTGTCAGCGATGTTGGACTAGCACAACAGTTGCCAAGTACGTATCAGCAAAAAACTACAACTGATAAAACAAATATTGGCGACGGTTCAACTACCACCTTTATTGGGTCTGGGATTGTTGTACCATCAACAGTTGACAGTACAGAGCTCGACGAAGCAGTTAGAGTTAGCGTTGGCGGCGCAGAGCTGATTAATACTGTTGATTATACTGTAACTCAAGTTGATGCAACCCAAGTTGAAGTAACACTTACAACTGCACCAGCTGATGGCGTAGAAATTGATATCTCAATAGTCAATGGTAACGTAATGTACAAACAAGGAAATAATACAGCAAGTAACGGAATTGCGCTGCAAGATCAAACTACCGTAGCAGCATTATTTCTTAAAGACCAAGGTTAACTAGATAGGTAAATACAGCATGGAAGTAGATAAAGATAACGTTAACGAGATGTCAATGGAACAAAATAAAGAAGTTGCGCCAAACGAAAATGGCCAGGTTGCTATTAGTGGGCACATCAAAATTTTTGATCCAAACACCGATGAAGTAATTATAGATAAACGCAATGCAATTCATTATGAAAATATGAGCGAAGCACTTGCAAATAGTCTTGCAAATAAAAGCATTGGACAAATCTATAATATGTCATTTGGAAACGGCGGCAGTAGTGTAGACCCAACAGGGGTTATTACATACTTGCCACCTAACACTACAGGGCAAAACGCTAATCTGTACAATCCAACTTATTCAAAAGTAGTTGACGACAACAGTGCATCAAACACTGACACTAGTAGAAACAAACTAACGGTGACGCATACTACCGGAAAAGTGTATACAGACATTCTAGTTAGTTGTCTGTTAGATTATGGAGAGCCGAGTGGACAACAGGCATTTGATAATTCAACAGATTTTAATGGAGATTATGTGTTCGACGAACTTGGACTTAAAGTTTGGAACGGTAGTGCAACCAATTTGCGACTAATAACACATGTTATTTTCCACCCAGTTCAAAAATCATTGAACAGACAAATACAAATTGATTACACAGTGCGCATTCAGACTTTAACAAATCTTAGTGCAACATAAATACACGTATATTATAAAGATATAAATACACTTGGAAACGGAGTAATAAACAAATGGCGTATACCATTAACAAAACAGATGGTACAATCTTTGCAGTAGTTGCAGATGGTACTATTAACACAGATTCAAGCCAAGTCATTGTAGGTAAAAACTACGCAGGCTATGGCGAGTTCCTAGGAGAGAACTTTGTTCACTTGTTGGAAAATGCAGCAAACACAACTGCACCAGGCACACCTTTGCAAGGGCAATTATGGTATGACCAAACCAACAACGTTATTAAAGTATATAACGGCACATTGTTCAAGTCTATTTCAGGAGCAACTTCATCATCAACAGCACCGACTAGTAATGTAGCAGGTGATCTTTGGTTTGATACAGTAAATGATCAACTTAAAGTCTACAGTGGTAGTGCTTTTGTAACAATTGGCCCAGCGTTTACTAGCGGCGAAGGCACATCTGGTGCTATTGTTGATACAATTACTGACAGTAGCCCTGGTTCAGATCATGTTGTTGTGTTGATGTATGTTAACAACGTTATTTGTGGTATTTGGTCTAAAGACGCAACGTTTACTCCGGCTGCGGCACTTTCAGGCTTTGCTACAATTTCTCCAGGTCTAAACATGAGTACCACAGTAGCTGGTGCAACATTTAAAGGTACAGCAAGTGACAGTGATGGACTAGAAGGACTCACAGCGTCCCAGTTTATGCGCTCAGATGCAGCTACTAGTACAACTGGAACAGTAAGTGTATTAAATGATACAGGTATCTATTTTGGTGCTGACAACGATGGTCGACTAAATGTTAGCGGCACAGATGTGTACTTTCAAAACCAAACACAAGATGGCGATATTATAATTCGTGTCAATGACGGCGGTTCGCAAACTACTGCTATGACAATTGATGGCGCATCTTCAGTTGTTACTGTTAACACCAGCTTGGTTTCGTCTGGCTCGGTAACAGTTGCTAGTATAACAAATGGCAATGCTGACGGTATTGGAAATATCGGCGCTGCAGGCGGCTCGTTTAATACAATATTTGCTAAAGCAACGTCTGCAGAATACGCCGACTTGGCAGAGCGTTTTTCAGCAGATGCAGAATACGCATCTGGCACAGTAGTCGAGCTCGGCGGCAGTGAAGAAATCACAATTTGTGCAGATGATCTTTCAACTAATGTTTTTGGAGTAGTATCAACTCGCCCAGCTTACACAATGAATGCAGGGTACGGAAATGATGTTACACACCCGGCAATTGCTATGACAGGGCGTGTTCCGGTTATGACAATGGGCTTTGTGTCTAAAGGTGATAGACTAGTGAGTGCAGGAAACGGCGCAGCCAGAGCAGCAACTTTAGACGAAGTTACAGCGTTTAATGTGATTGGCCGTGCGCTAACGAACAAAAAAACCGAGGGTCTCGGCACTGTAGAAGCAATTGTGAAAATTAGCTAATACGGTAAATACTGATAGAAGGATAACCCAGCTATACACAATAGTTAACCAGACGTGGTAGGTAACTACTAAAAAGATAAAAGTTTAAATCTTTACTGCATTGCAGGGCGCCTAATTTTATAGCGTAGGAGACACCTACTAATACAAAGGGAAAAATAAAAGATGACATATTCATCAGGGTCTACAATTACTGCCGCAGACTATAACACTTTCACAAACAGTGTCGATGCTGTTTGGGGAGTCGGAAGCGGCGAAAACGGTTACGGACAAACCAATATCATTGGCGAAACAGTCGTTGGTTCAACCATATCAGCAACACAATGGGCAACTTTGCTAGCAAGAACATCAAGTGCAGCTAGTCACCAAGGGACGTCAATTACAGCAATAACAAGCCCAACAGCCGGTGATACTATCTCGGCATACGCTGCCTTATCAACAAACATTACAGCAATAGAATCTGGGCGTAATAATGCCGCTGCTAGTGGCTCTGATTCTACAGCGGCTACCACAACAACTACTGCCTGGGTCAACACTGCAACAACATCTAAAACTATCACATTTGCAAGTGCCAACCAACTGCGTTATTTCTTTAATGCAGGCGGCATGATTAGAATGAGCTTTAGTCGTTCAGGTGGTACAGCAAGTGATCAAAACACTTCTTGGACAAACTTGTTAACAGCATGCGGTACAATTGTGCTGACAGGAGCTGGCGACCCAGGACCAAACAAAACCATTGCAGGTACATCTTATACTGGTACTACTAAGATTGGTGGCAGCGGAACAGCAGATACACTTGCCGAAGGCATAGGTGCATACGATCTTACTGGCACTAATCAAACACTTTTCAAGCAATTTGCTACCACATACACTTACACAGCAAACTTTGCTCAAATTCAAGCATCAATTAGTGGTAGTGTGATTACAATCACTGCAACAATGGATGATCAGAAAACTCCGGGCGTGCCTGGCGGACTTGATAGTGTTGACGGAACACTTACGATGAATACAACAATTCGCCCACCGTCTACTACATACATTGCAGACACTTGGGGTTCAGTGACACAGAACTCTGCCACTTGGACGTTAACTTAAAATTTAAAAATTTAATCAGGTCATTGTTTGCATGCTAACTACTAGCATGCAAACAGACCAACTCTCCCAAAACATTAAAACCAGATTTGATCATCAGCAAGCTAGGATTGTCTTGCGGGAAACGTATGAAGCCAAGATGCTTTTTGCGCACGATGGCGGTATGTGGAAAGCATCGCCGGACTTGATTGTGTTGTGTGATTGTTGCCAAGATACACTTGTGGTACTTGAAGATTATTACAATACGCCAGTTAGTGTAGATCCACATGAACTTAAAAAATTAGCAATGCAGCGATGGCAAGAACAAATGAATGCCTGGCAAGCCGAATACAATGAAATTTCCAAACAAAGATGACAACGGGCGCTTTACTTTTTGCGTTTGACAGTGAAATACAGTATACTAAACTTGCTGTTGAGTGTGCACGACGAATAAAAAAACACCTCAATATTCCGGTAACACTGGTTACTGACAAATCTGTTGATTCAGATATGTTTGACAGTCAAGTTATAGTTGATCGCGGTAAAAACACCAATAGGCGATATTTTCATGACAGAAAAGAAACAACAACTTGGTATAATTTTGGCAGAAACGCTGCACTCGATCTATCACCTTACGATAGAACACTATTAGTTGACACAGATTACATGGTCAACGGCGATTCGTTGGCACCGTTACTAGATAGTTCACAACCGTTCTTATGCCACAGACATGTTCGCAATGTACATCAGCCGTTACCGAGGCTGCAAACGTTTGGGACAAAAAAATCACACATGTGGTGGGCAACAGTTGTTATTTTTGACCGTCACAGTCAATTTACACAAGATGTGTTTAATGTTTGGAAGATGGTAGAACAAAACTATGCGCACTACGGAACATTGTTTGGATTCAACACTAAACAATATCGCAACGACTTTGCAATAAGCATTGCATTATTATTGGCTAATGGAAATACACACCCACATCAGTGCGAAATCCCGTGGCCAATGGCAAATGTAGAAACTGATGTAGAAGCTGACCTAGTTGATGATATATGGTGGATTAACTATATTAATGATAACCGCAAAAAGAAAATTTGTGTTAAAAATCATGATCTACATGTTATGTGCAAGAGTTATTTGGAGAAACTGTATGCAGTACGAAGCTGATCGAGGATATCTAATTGTTGCAGGAATCACCGACGGTGTTGACTATATTTCTTGTGCAGAAACACTTGCAAAAAGTCTCAAATACTGGCACCCGGATGTAAAGATTTGTTTGGTTACAGATCATGAGAACTATGCAAATCCTCTTTTTGATTATGTTAGGCAATTTCCACAAGGCAATACAGGCGGCTGGTCCACTGACTGGCAAGTATTTTATGCTAGCCCGTTTCACGAAACTGTAAAATTAGAAGCAGACATGGTTGTTAGTGGCCCGATTGACCATTGGTGGCCCTTGTATCGAAACAAGCCGGTTTGGATTAGCACTGGTGCACGAGACTTCCACGGAACTACATCAACTGTGCGACACTATAGGAAAATATTTGATCATAACAATTTACCCGATGTATATAATGCAATTACTTACTGGAGAGTAAGTCCCGATGCACAGCGATTCTTTAACAATGTAAAACAGTGCTTTGAAGATTGGGATAAGATCAAACTTAACATTAAACTAGGCAGCGACGAAATAGCCAATACAGATTTAATTTATGCATTAAATGGCAGCGACTTTGTTACTCCGGGCACAGGTCCTCAAATTGTACACATGAAACCGAGAATACTTGGCACTAGTGCCGACGACTGGGCAAAAGAGCTGACATGGGAAGTAGACGATGGAGTACTACGTATCAACGGGCATAATCAACACGGATTTGTTCACTATCATCAAAAAGAATTAGCACAGCAATTAGGGCAGTACTATGACTGAAGAAGAACTAGCACAATTGTTTGATCAAATAATAGCGGATAATAAACCGGTTGACTATGAATATAGATTGTACTATAATAAAGAAACTGGAGAACCATTGTTCTACAGTATGGAAGGGCAACATGATGGCGATTATATTACAGTAACACAAAAACAACACAGCGAAGGACGGTATGATATACTTGTTCTTAAAGGCAAGATTGTTAGGCAAAATGATGCTGTGAGTTGGACAAAATTAGTACCATCTGAGACTGGTACTAGGTGTAGAGCTGATAATGTAATGATTGTGGACAACAACAGTGATATTAAGTGGGCTAGTAAAACGTATTATTTAAAGTAAATACTTTATAATAATAAGGAAAATATTAAATGGAGTATATATTAAATGCATTTATTGCAGGAATACTAGTACTACTACCAGCAACGGTGTTGTCGCAAGAACAAGAAACTAAATTTTTTCTTACTACACAACCTTGTGCACCAGTTATTCAGATGACTAATACGGTTATGAACAATTATGGCGAAAAACCTTTGCACAGTGGCAGAGGCATGCAACGGAGTTCATCTGACAGCAAAGAATATTGGAGTTCAATGATGTTTTTTGTTAACCAGAACTCGGGCACCTGGACACTAGTGAGTTTGTATGATAACGGAACAGCGTGTTTGGTTGCTAATGGCCAAGATTTTAAACCCTACACAAGATAAATCACGGAGTTAACATGGATTCAATTGATATTGCCGATTTGGACTGTATCTATCTTTCTTACGATGAACCACAAAAAGAAGAGTTTTGGGTTAAGATACGCAACATGGTTCCGTGGGCAAAACGTGTTGATGGGGTAGAAGGCAGCGATGCTGCACACAAAGCCGCAGCACAAGCAAGCGATACTGAACGTTTTATATTAATTGATGGTGACAATCTTCCTGAGGAGTCTTTTTTCAATCAAACCATTGAATACAAGGACAGTAGCTACGAAAAGGCAGTTTATCGCTGGAGAGCACGTAATCATGTTAATGGTTTGATGTATGGTAACGGCGGCATGAGTTCTTGGACAAAAGAGTTTGTTATGAACATGCGCACACATGAAGCAAGTGAAGGCGCAGATGATACTGATGTAGAGTTTTGTTTTGATCCGCTGTACTGGCCGATGTACAATTGCTATTCAACTACACATCCAAATGGAAGTGCTAAACAGGCCTGGCGTGCTGGCTTTCGTGAAGGTGTAAAGATGTGCCTTGACAGAGGCCGCAAACCAAGTGTCAGCGAATTTAAAGAACGAGTGCACAGTCGCAATCTCGATCACTTGACTGTCTGGCAAAATGTGGGTAGCGATGCAGATTACGGTCTGTGGGCAATTGCTGGTGCAAGACTCGGAACATACAAAACCATGCTAACAGATTGGGATCATAAAGAAGTACAATGGTTCGACAATCTAGAACAAATTTGGAACGAAATAGAAAACACTGATCCACTTAACATAGTCGAACAACATGCTAATGCATTAAACAGACAATTAGATTTGCCAATGAACACATTTTCTCCTGAACAGAGTAAGTTTTTCAAACATCACTATCGTAGTAACTGGAATAATAAAAATATTATGACTCGCGAGATTGATGTTATTCGTAGTCAAGAAGGCTGGTAGATGAATGTAGTTGTAGTTACCAGTGACAGCAAAGTTTGGAATTTTGCTGAAGTTTGTACGGCTATTGCTACTGCCAAGGCAACAAAACAAGATCTGGTACTAGATTTAAACAGCGAAGGTCCAGACTTTGAAACACTTGGGCTAGTAGAATTGATTGGCGACTATCCAGCAAAAGTTGTTAATTTTAGAAATCCAGTACAAAAAAACATTAATAATATTGTATTTGATATTATATCAAATAATTGGGTAGATGATACAATAAATTTCCTTAAAGACGTAGTAGTAAACAAAACTATAGACAATACATTTGGAATGTTTATTGGACGCAGTAATGTACACAGGTTATATCTAAGTGGCTATCTATACGAACACAATTTAGCAAACCAAACATTTCATTATAATCCTAATATGGACTTTCATAGGAACAATCTTGGATTGGACAAGTTAGTTGAATTATATGGAACAATTGCATTACCGCAAACAGTAAATTTATTAGAAAATTCACCTATTATAAAAGACGAAGTGTCTTATCCTATAGTAAAACAACACCATAATTTTTATCAAGAATATAATAATTTTTTAATTGAAATTGTTTGCGAAACCTACTATACCGGAAATACATTTTATCCCACTGAAAAAACGTGGAGGCCAATAATGCTTTCAACGCCATTTATAATACAAGGGCCTCAATGGCACTTACACAGACTGCGTAACATGGGTTTTCAAACATTTGATCGTTGGTGGAACGAAGGTTATGCTGAAGATCCAGCTGACTATCAACCGCATGAAATTATTAAAGTCATTGATTCTCTAGCAAAAAAAAGCACTCAAGAACTTAGAACTATGCATCAGGAAATGCAACCCATACTACAGCATAATAAAAAACGGTTTATGGAACTAACCACAAAAGATTTTGAAATATTTAAAAATGACAAATACTAAACAAAACAAAGGTGATGGCGTTGATGAAAATTTTAAAAGTAATTTTCTCACTGATGCTGAACAAGCACAACAGAAGTTAGACACAGTAAGTCCTAGTATGTGTTTAGCTAAGTGGAAACAACTTAGTTTACATTTAACAACTGGCATGAACAATAGTTGTTATCATCCGCCATTGCACAAAGCAGATGCAGAAGCTATTAAGAAAAATCCCAGTGCGCTACACAACACAGATTATAAAAAACAACAACGCAAGTTGATGCTCGAAGGAGTGCGCCCAACTGAATGTAATTACTGCTGGGCTATGGAAGACAACGGAAAGCTAAGTGATAGACATTATCGCAGCGGCGAACCTTGGGCAATGAAAGATTTTGAAAAAATAACAAACGCATCATGGGACAAAGACATTACTCCTAGTTACGTTGAAGTAGACTTTAACAGCGCATGCAATCTGAGTTGTAGTTATTGTTCGCCGCAGTATAGTTCAACATGGATGGCTGAAACAGAAAAACACGGTGCATGGCCAACTAGCACACCGCACAACCATCCAGCACATTTCGCTGGTGAACGTAGACCTATTCCTGCAAGAGAACACAATCCGTATGTCGATGCATTCTGGGAATGGTGGCCCACATTGTATCCAGATTTAGAGCACTTCCGAATGACTGGTGGCGAACCGTTGATGGATAAAAATACATATCGAGTATTTGATCATGTGCTGGCCAATCCCAAGTCAGACTTGCATCTAAGCACAACATCAAACTTTAGCGTAGATGAAAAACTGTGGCAAAAGTACAAGAAGTATGTCTCAAAAATATGCAGTCAACCAGACACTGTGGAACACTTTATGCAGTATGTAAGCTTGGATGGGATGTTCGAGCAAGTAGAATATGTACGCCATGGACTCGACTTTGACTTGTTGTGGGATAGAGTACATCAATTTTTACGTGACATTCCGGAACGTAACAGTGTTACATTTATCATAACAATGAGCAATCTAAGTGTAACTACTCTACACAAATTGTTTGTTTCTATACTTGAACTAAGGCAAGCATATAGTACAACGTATCAACGAGTGTGGTTTGATACACCTGTGCTGCGCACACCTTCTTGGCAAAGCCTGCAACTGTTGCCTGAGAGCTATGTGTATGAACTTGAAAATATTAAGTCTTGGATGTTGGACAATCTAGAAACTGAAGCCACTCGGTTTCACGGATTTAAAGACTATGAAGTTAACCGATTAGACAGAGATATTGCGTGGATGCGCAATGGACAAAAACTATCCACTGAGTACGTTAATCGCAATAAAGCAGACTTCTATAAGTTCTTTACTGAGCACGATCGCCGGCGCGGAACAGACTTTTTAAAAACATTCCCCGAAATGGCTGACTGGTGGGCCGAGTGTAAATATGCAGCCAGCAACTTAAAATAGATACATATTTGTATGAAAGTATTAATCACTGGCGCAGACGGGTTCCTTGGCAGGAATACTGTTAGGTATCTTAAAGAAAAGGGGCATGATGTTACACCCTTTACACAAGATGTAAGACGCAATTTACCTTATGAACGTTTTGATTGTCTATATCATTTTGCAGCCTTTGTGGGCGGGCGTAAAGGTATAGACAATAACAAATGGCGTATTGCTGAAAATATAGAAATAGATAGAATAACATTCAAGTGGGCAGATGAGTTTTGTAAAAAGATCATTTACCCTAGTAGTTGTGCAGCATATCCAACACACTTGCAAGAATCGCCGAATACTCCAATGCACGAAGAACAGTTTGGAAATTCAAAAACCTTTGACTTGTATGGACTCTCCAAACTAGTAGCAGAGGGTATGCTAAAAACACTTGACATTCCTGTCCATGTTATGCGTCCTTTTAGCATATACGGTCCAGGACAAGACATGGACTATCCATTGCCTGCTATAATAGAAAGAGCACGCCAGGGAGAATGTAGTGTGTGGGGCAGCGGAACACAAACAAGAGACTGGGTGTACATTGATGATGCACTTAAAGTATTTGAATACTTGTTGCATAGAGAAGAACCAGTTACTGTAAACATTGCATCTGGTAATGCAATTACATTTAAAGAAGTAGCCGAAATAGTTTACAAACTAGTGCACGGTGTAACAATACCAGTTAAAACGCAAACCAATGAACCAGAAGGTGCTGGCCACAGGGTTGGTAGCACTGAAAGAATGCAAAGTTTGGGACTAATCTGTGATACTCCATTGGAGCACGGGATAAGGAAAATGATAGAATGCTTGTAAGAATCGGGACACACTTCCCGTTGACTTGGCCGTACGGTAAAGACGAGTTGGAAATAATTGATAGCACAGAAATGCAAATTAAGCAACGTTTTCCGAATGAGAAAAATCTTTTAATTAACACAACATGGTTTGGCAGTCAATTTGATAACGATTGCTGGAAACAAACGATGAATTTAGAAGGTGAATTTGATAATTTATTTTTGCTATGTGTAATCGATCCTGAATATCTTTTCACAGAAGATTTACAAAAAATAATCAACAAATACAAAATTAAAAATGTACACAGAATAGGCATGTACGAAGGTGAAGCAAAGGAGTGGAACTTTCATGCCATGATTGCAAACGATCGTATGCCTGCGTACACAGAAGACCAAGTAGTAATGCAAAGTGCTGATTTTGCATACATGTTATATCAAAGAAAACCAAGACGGCACAGGATTGAAATTACGAATATTTTGCGTGAGAACCCCCATTTATTAGAACGTGGTATTGTCACACTAGGCGGCGCAGCAAAAGACGGCACAGATTGGCAACAAGGTCTGGAAGTAGTTCCAATGACAATTGATGATCTCCCGGCAGCGTACAATCAAACGCAAGGCGATCATGATGACCATGCCGGTGTACCCAATGATCTTGTTACTGTTGGACGTCTTGACCTATGGAAAAATCATTTTTTGAATGTAGTAAGCGAAACTGAATTTGATGAATGGAAGCCTGTGTTTATGACAGAAAAAATTTGGAAGCCAATGGTAGGATTGCGTCCTTTTCATGTACACGGCAATCCAAGATCATATCAATGGTTGAGAGACAGAGGCTTCCGCACATTCAATCATTATTGGGATCATATTCCAGTTGAAACCACCGGACAACATGATGCGTTAATGAGTGTGATACATCATTTAGTGGACATGCCAAAATCTGAACTTGAACAAATGTATCTTGACATGTTACCAGATTTGCGTTATAATAAACATAGACTAAAAGAATTTAGTACTGAACAAAAACACAAGATGAAAAATATTTTCAATGTCTAGAATCTGCATACATCATGTTAGTGGAAGTGGTGGATTATTTCTTACGACAATAATTGCCAAGATGCTTGATATACAGATAACAAATCGTATAGATGCTACGCATGGTGATTACCATCGGTGTGATAGAGGTGTATGGGCACACAATAATAACAAAGATGATGTATGTTTTATGGGAAATTATTGGGAAAACCAGAGTGTGCCAGCGAAGATATATTACACACATCAACATGATTTTGTAAGTAAACTCCAAACCATGTTTAATAATATAACAGTGATTGCAATCGACGCAGACGAGGATGATTTTGAACACATAACAACGTTGTTTATAAAAAAAGGATTTCCAAATCTTTGGACACAGCAAGAATACAACAAGTGGGTAGCAACAGGATGCAACTTTCCTCCATATAATATTAGTAACCTTGACCATCCAGATGTATTTGATATAATGCATGAACAACTCAATAAGGATACCATTAATTGGCATAATACTCTAGATCGTAAAAATGTAAACCATATTATAAATTTTAAAACAATTTTTGGATTAGATAATTCGTCACTTACAGATAGTTTAGAAACTATTTTGAATAAACCGGTTACTAATAGTATAAAACAACTGATTGTTGAATATCAACTACTAAACAAAGAGTTATATTTTAATGCCTAAGCAAAATAACGAAACTGACCTACAATACAAAGAACGTGTGCTTGATCCATTGAGTTCTAGTATGTGCGGAGCTAAATGGTATAATGCTACTATATGGTTGGGATCGGGTATGACAACTAGCTGCCACCATCCTTTGCCTCATCACATATCTGTCGAAGAAGTACAAGCAAATCCAAAAGCATTGCACAACACTCTTCGTAAAAAAGAAGAGCGTAAACAAATGCAGTGCGGCGAGCGGCCAAAAGGTTGCGAATATTGCTGGAAGATTGAGGACATTGGCAGAGACAATATATCCGACAGAACATATAAAAGTGTAATCTATTCAGATGAAGATTTGCAATCAGCACATGCACTGGATTATAACGAAGATGTTGATCTTAAAACATTGGAAATTGCATTTGATAGAACTTGTCAGTTTGCTTGCAGTTATTGCAATCCAGCATTTAGTTCAACCTGGGTCAAAGATCTAAAAAAACACGGTGCATACGAAGATTTAATCAGTGATGGTCGCAATCATTTTACGCACACACATGACAGTAATCAACTGTACACTTACAACGAAACAAACCCATACATCGAAGCGTTTTTTAAATGGTGGGAAAGCGACTTGCATAGAACACTCGACGAATTGCGCATCACAGGTGGCGAACCAGCAATGAGCGGCCACTTGTGGAAGTTGCTTGACTGGTTTAAAGAAAATAAAGGCGCAAGCACCACACGAATTGCAATCAACAGTAACTTAGGCCTTGCTACTGCCGACATGGAAAAATTGCTTGACAGAGCTGCTAGTGCGCCACTGGACATTTATACATCAAATGAAAGTATGCCAGTACAAGCAGAATACATCCGTGACGGACTAGAATGGGAAACCTGGGATCGAAACATGCACATGTTGGCCAGTTCGGGTAAAATACGTGGGTTGCACAATATGTGCACAATCAACGCATTGTGTTTAGAAACACTTCCTGAGTTTTTAGATTATCTATTAACATTTAAACAAACATATGGCAGAGATTTTCCAAGCTTTACATTGAACATTTTACGTTTTCCTAGTTTCCAAAGCCCATTGGTATTGCCGGACGAAATTCGGATGTTGCATAAAGATCGTTTGCAGAATTGGCTAGACACAAACAGAGACAATACATTATTACACGAACATGAGATTAACCAAACTGAACGATTGATTGACTATCTTGATGTTGTTAAAACACCACACAGCGACACATTTGATATGCCAAAACTACACAACGACTTTAAACGTTTTTATACGCAGTACGACAAGCGCAGAGGTAAAGACTTTGCTACTGCATTTCCTAGCATGAAAGATTGGTACAATGAGCTATAGTTATAACAGTGCCGATCCAATTAAGATTAGGCTAGCAGATGTAAGTGAAAGAGAACGTGAACTTCTTTCTGAAAGTAAAACATTTTGTATGTACCCGTGGATACACTTGCATGCTTATCCTACAGGCGAAGCATACCCTTGTTGTCATGCCGAAATGGGTGTTGGTCAAGTTGGAAACTGTAAAAACAACACAATAGAAGAGATCTGGAATAGCCCAGAGCAAAAGCAACTACGCAAAGACATGTTGTTAGAACAAGAAAACCCTGCGTGTGGGCGTTGCTACGAACAAGAGAAAAGCGGATTTTTTAGTGGTCGCCAGAGTGCAAACAAGCACCACGGGCATCATATTGGTCGTGCACTTAATACGCACGAAGACGGGCAATACGACAACTTTGAAATGACATACTGGGACATCAGATTTTCCAACTTGTGCAACCTAAGTTGTCGCAGTTGCGGGCACATTTTTAGTAGCAGTTGGTACAAGGATCAAAGTGTACTGGCAGGCCCTGGGTGGGCTAAAGAAAACAAGCCAATGAACTACGCAGGTCGATTTGAAGCTGATATGATCGAGCAATTGTACGAGCACCTAGATCATGTAGAACAGATATATTTTGCAGGTGGTGAGCCATGCATGATGGACGAGCATTATCGTATTCTTGAGGAATTAGAACGCAGAGGCCGATTCGACGTGCGTCTTATATACAATACAAACTTTACAAAAACAAAATTAAAAGACCGTTTGGTATTTGATTACTGGAAAAAGTTTGATAGTGTAGCTGTAGGTGCAAGCTTGGATGGCATGGGTGCACACGGCGAATACATTCGCACAGGCACCAAGTGGGAAGAAGTAGAACAAAATAGACGTACTATGATGGAAATATGCCCCAACGTCGACTTTTATATTAGTCCAACATTAAGCATTATGAATGCCCTGCACTTACCTGACTTTCACAGAGATTGGGTTGAAAAAGGTTTGATAAAACCACAAGACCTTAACGTAAATATTTTACAAGATCCAGACTATTTACGCATTGATATTGCGCCACAAGCATACAAAGATCAAATCAAAGAAAAGTACGAAGCACACCTGGAATGGCTGCGCCCATTGGATCAACTGAACAGAGCAACAGTGGGATTTGAAAGTGCGCTACAATATATGGATAGCACCGACAACACACACCTGGTGGACAAGTTCTGGCAGAAGACCAATCGACTCGACGGCATACGAAAAGAAAACGTACTGGATGCGATTCCAGAGTTAGGAGCATTAGTATGAGCACCTGGGAAGAATTTTATGATGATATAAAGGACCCAAGCTGGCCCGAGTGTAAGCAGGAAGCAGACTTTGCATTGTTACCTCAACATATTCAAGATGAATGCATCAATCTATATGGGTATAGCACAGAGCAGTTTAAACACAAAAGCAAACTCGTTAATAAACCATTTCCAATTAATACACCGACTGCATGCCAGCTTAAATGGAATTGGAGCACAGTATTTCTAACCACCGGCGAAACTGCTAGTTGTCATAGAACCAATCATCATAAGTTTGACATTGACAAATTTGATTTTCATAATACGCCAAGCAAAGTTGATGATCGTAAACAGATGTTAGAAGGTAACTGGCCAAAAATAGGATGTAACTATTGCATTAACATTGAAAAAGCAGGCGGCCAAAGTGACAGGATTACCAACTTAGACTTTCCTGGGCAGCATGCTCCAGTTGAGCTAAATGATAATCCCATTGCAACACATGTGACACCAAGGACACTTGAAATATACTTTGACAATACTTGTAATCTCAAGTGCTTGTATTGTGGCCCAAAATTTAGCAGTTTATGGAACGCTGAAAATGTTAGATTTGGTGATAAAGCATTTGTCAAAGATCCAAATTTGCAATCTAATAAACAAAAGCTATTTGATTGGTTAAAAGTAAACGGGCAGTACCTGACTAACTTTAATATATTAGGCGGCGAGCCTTTGTATCAGAGTGAGCTAGAAGAATGTTTAGACTTGTTTGAAGAATATCCTGCCCCGGAATTGAAATTACAAATCTTTACAAATCTAAATGCAAAACTTGACTATGTAAAAAAAGTAACAAATCGTGTTAAACATTTAATAGATATAGGGTGCCTCAGGGAGTTTGAAGTGACTGCAAGTCTTGATTGTTGGGGCCCACAGCAAGAGTATGTACGTTTTCCTTTAAATTTAACAACATGGGAAACAAACTTTGAATATCTATTAGGGTGTGATTGGATTAATCTTATTATTAGTTCAACTGTTACGCCGTTGACTGTGAAAACATTGCCAGACTTGTTAAGCAAAATACAAGAATGGAATAAGGTACGCACTGTTTATCATTATCAAAACAGTGTGAACGGCCCGAGTTACATGTTTATTGATATATTTGGAGATATCTTTTCTGATGACTTTGATAAAGCATTAGCACTAAAACCCGAAAAAACAGCAGAAGAAATTTCAAGTAAAAACTATTTGTTGGGTATTGCAAAACAAAGTAAAAGCAATGAACCAAATGTAGTAGAGATTGGTAAGCTATTTAACCATCTTAAAAACACAGATGCAAGACGCAAAACAGATTGGCGCGAGTTGTTTCCATGGTTAATCGACGAATTTAGAAAGTATGATTTATGAAATTACCTCACGATACATTCTGTGTGCTGCCTTGGGTAAGCATTGAAACATCACCGATTGGCACTACCCGGCCTTGTTGTTTAGCCGAGGACGAAATCAAAGATGCTGATGGTGTTAAGTTTGATCTCAATAACAGCACACTAAATGAAATACACCACAGCAATTATATGAACAACTTGCGTCAAGACTTCTTGGATGCTAAAAAGCCGCAGACATGTAGAAAGTGCTGGAACGAAGAACGCAGTGGGCGTACTAGTAAACGTATGCATACACTAAATCGACTCAAGCATATTGTAAAAGATACGGAGTGGACTGCTGATGCCAAGCCTTTGGTGTTTATTGATTTTAAACTAGGTAACATTTGCAATCTCAAATGTCGTATTTGCGGAAGCTGGAGCAGTAGCACATTTGCCACCGAAGAGATCAAGTTTGAAGGCAAGGACAGCTTTCATTATGAAATGCTGCAAAAAGGCGCATGGCCCAGAAAGAACCAAAAGTTTTGGGACCAAATTGATCCAATGATGGACCAAATTCGTTACTTGGAATTCACGGGTGGCGAACCATTTATGATACAAGAACACTTTGCCTTGTTGCAGCGTTGCATAGACGCAGGCATTGCAGGCAACATCGAAATACACTATAATACCAATGGTACACATTATCCAGAGAATGCCGAATCTATATGGAAACACTTTAAGCTAGTAGAAATTGCATTTAGTATTGATGATGTTGACGAACGATTCGAATATCAACGTGCTAATGCCGAGTGGCAACTGGTTAACAACAACATGGATCGCTTTGAACATCTACGAGATAGACTAAACAACATACAGTTACAATGTTGCGCAACTGTTAATGTGTTTAATGTAATGTATCTCGAAGGTCTGGCCAATTGGATTGATACCAGATCCTTTGAGTTTGTATACTGGAACATGTTGCACGAAGCATACTACCACAGTGTGGGAACATTGCCCGAAGCAGCAAAACAGATAGCAATTAAACGTTTGCAAAATGCCGATGTAACTGAATTTCATAAAAAAGAATTCAATAATATTATTGACTTTATCAATAGTGGAGTCAGCTTGGACGGTAACGTATTACGCATGAAAGTAAAAGACGTGGATTGGCGCAGAAATCAAGATTTGCGTGATCACCATAAAGAACTTGCTGATGCAATCGAATATGGAGGCCCTGCATGATATTAGTGGTAATCGCCTTAGAAGAAGAACTACCAGGTGCCTTGCCACATGGCTTTAAAAAGTTAGTAACCGGTGTTGGAAAGGTTAATGCAAGTATTGCATTAACTACAGAATTGTGTTATAATAATTCTAATAGATATAGTAAAGTAATAAACTATGGATCAGCCGGGGGAAGTGCTGCACTTAAAGGACAACTTGTTGGAGTGAGCGCAGTGATTGAGCGTGATATGGATTGTACCCCACTTGGTCTTCCGCTGTATGTTAGCCCAGGGGACGAAGAACAAATGATTATTTGCCAAACCAAGCACGATAGTCTGTTTGTATGCGGAACCGGAGACAGCTTTAGTGTACCACATATTAACTACCAAGTGGTTGAAATGGAAGCATATGCACTAGCAAAGGTTTGTCAAAAATTTGACACACCATTTGACTGCTACAAGTATATTTCTGACAGCGATGCTGACGGGGAAGACCAAGGTGCAGAATGGGCAGCTAATGTGCACAAAGGCGCAGAATTGTTTACTACTACTGTGTTGGATAAGATTGTACCACAGCAAATGGAATTGATATGAGAAAAGGTATTACATTTAGCACGTTTGATTTGTTACACGCTGGGCATATTGGAATGTTGCGTGAAGCAAAAGATAATTGTGATTACTTAATTGTAGGGTTACAAAGTGATCCTACAATTGACAGACCTGACACCAAAAACAAACCAGTACAAACGTTAGTGGAGCGTTATGCGCAACTTAACGCACTCAAGTTTGTTGATGAGATTGTTCCGTATCAAACCGAACAAGACGTTATTGATATACTAGAACTGTTTCAATTAGATGTGCGGTTTTTAGGAGAAGAATACAAACACGAAGACTTTAGTGGAAAAGATGTTTGTCAAAAACGTGGAATAGCACTGCACTTTAACAAACGAGATCATAGATTCAGCAGTAGTGACCTACGCAAAAGGGTTGCTGAGCATGCCAAGTGAAATTATAACTGTTTCTCAGGAAACAATCGATCGAGAGGCAGCTGAACTCAAGGAGTTCTTGAGTTCTAGTTATTGCCCATTGGTATTCCACGGGTTATACGCTCGTAGATTTCCTGGCGACACTCAACAAGTAGCACCGTGTTGTTTAGCTAAACCTTCACAGCGTTTTTCTGGACATGATAATCTAATGTCAAATCAACATTTAGAAAATATAAGAAATGATGTAAGAAATAATAAAAAACCCGAAGCATGCGAGCATTGTTGGGAGAACGAATCTTATGGAGGTTATAGCCCAAGAGCACTTGCAATTAAAAAATACAAATCTAAAAATTTACCAATAAACCTCCAGCAAAGCGAACTCAACAAAGACAAGTGCTATAGCTTAGATTACAATACATTACCAATTTGCAATGCTAAGTGTGTAATATGTAGTTCGAGTTACTCGAGTCTCTGGGCTGCCGAAGAAGGTATTAAGATTGTTGCAGGAGACGAACTCAACTACGATCATTTAATAGGCACCAACTTAGATGATGTGCAGTCGGTTTATTTTAACGGTGGAGAACCGTTGCTAACCGGAGAGCATTTGACTCTTTTGAAAAAAATTAAAAATTTAAGTAACGTTGATATATCCTACAATACAAATGGTAGCTGTTATCCGTCTACTGAAACACTTGCATTGTGGGAGCAAGCAAAGTCAGTTCAGTTATTTTTTAGTATCGACGGAATCGGCGAACGGTTTGAAGAAACTCGTACTCCCCTTAAATGGGACAAGGTATCAAACGTTATAAAAAAAGTAAACCTATTAAACAGTATTCCTATTAGTTGCGCATACACTATAGGAAAACACAATGTGTTTGATTTAGAAGATACAATCAATTGGTTTGCATCTTTACCAAATTTTGATGTTACATCAAATTTTTATGTACACACTGTGTATGGTGAATTGTCATTACAAAAAGCAACTACGAAAGAAAAAGAATTGTTCAAAAGCGAATTATCAAAATTTAAAGATTTTGATTGGTATAACGAAATAGTGAATTCATTTTAATGCAAAAACCTGATAACAAGCCACCTACCCTGTGCATGGCACCATGGACACACACGTATCTAAGCCCGCAAACTGAACGGCGTATGTGCTGCGCAAGTCGCGAAGAAGCACAAAGCTTTGAACAATATATTGACACTAAATCGGGTAGCGGCGAATATCAACCAGTGAGCCTAGACGAACACTGGAACAATGAACATATGCAAAGTGTTCGTCGTCGTATGATGGCCGGAGAAACATTGCCTGAATGTGATGTGTGCAACAGTCAGTTGCTAAACACGGATGTATATCGCAGTTACTTTGAAAGAATGTTCCGTCACAAGTACAATGACATTTGGGAAAACACTGATGCCAGTGGATATACTACAATGAAACCTATTAGTTGGGATTATCGTTTTAGTAATTTGTGTAACTTTAAATGTCGCACATGCGGTGATATGTTGAGTAGTAGTTGGGAAACAGAACAAAAAAAGCACAACATGACTGATCTAACCAATCCTAAAAACAATTGGATGTTACCAGAAGTACGTGCAGAGATAACAAAATTTCAAGACACACAGATTGAAAAAGAATTTAGCGAAGCAGTTGAAGAGCACCGGGTTGAAGAGATTTACTGGGTAGGCGGCGAGCCTCTTATGTATGAACAGCACTGGCGTTATATGAAACGCATTGTTGAATTAGGTGATGCCCATCGCTTGTATGCAAGGTATAATAGTAATCTCAGCAGAGTTGATTACAAAGGTGTAAATTTATATCATGACATACTAGCACACACACGTGATTGGCAAATGTGTGCAAGCTTGGACGGCACAGGCGCCTTAGGCGAATACATACGCACAGGATTGAAATACGATGTATTTGTTAACAACTTCAAACAAGGTTTGGAAATTGCAACACACCGTCGACAAATGCGTTTAGACTTTACACTTACATTACCGGGTATGATGGATGTAGTTAATATACAAAAGTTAGCAGACGATCTCAATGTTGATATTCTGGCCAAGGTAATATTTACATTTTCGCCAGACATCATTATGAGTCCATTGGCATTGCCGCGTGAAATATTAAACAGGTTAGTAGACGAACTAATTACAAACAACAAACTCGGCAATGCATTACAAAACGTGTTACTACAATTAAAAAACAGACCAACTATGGAAGAAACGTACTCAGAAGACGAATACCAAAGAGGTATGCGCAAAGGCAAAAGACGTATGCTTGCGCTTGAGAGTATACGCAACAACAAGTTATGCATGAGAGATATTCTCAGTGCCGACACAGATATATTAAAATGGTGGGATAGCATTGATGCTGGATAAAATTGAAATGAAACTTAGACATAATATTACAGGAGAATTATTTCCTGTGTATATTGATGTGTATGATAATAGTTTAAGCCGTAAATGGCTACCAGCACTTGAAGGGTTGCTTAATAACAATTACCATCTCGAAAAGAATTATTGCTTTTTTGGATTTCCTGATGGCGAACGTGATTTGCAATTACTTGTTAATCAGATTAATGCAACAATTAAAGGCATCAATGATAGCAGTATTGATTATTACATTGATGATCATTTTACAATAGACAATGTAGTTGAGCCAGAGGAACACAATGGACATGGCGAAACATTGGGCATCAATCACGACAAGTTTAATCAATTGCACTTGTACTTTGAAGAGACACAAGGTGAAAGCGGGAGGATGTCACCGCATTACCTTGCAGCAGATCCTAAGACTCGTTGGTATATTCGACAATTGAATTTGTTATGCCACGAAGCAGAGAGTCTCATATTAAGTCTACGTAAAAAACAACATGCACCAGATTGGATTCGTCCTAGTAATGTTATGTGTTGGTTGAATGCGCCACGATTTATTCTCGACGAGGAAGATTATGAACTGTTTGGAATTGATACGATTGCACGTGACAAAGGTGGAGTATACGTCGGTGTTAACAAGGCAGTAGGAAAACATCACTGGGAAGTATTCCAAGACGAAGGACGAGATAGCAGAGTCGATGAGCTTACTACAACATCACTAAAGCCACAAACTGAAGCAGCGGGCGACTTTGATATTGAGTGGGGCAAAGATACATTAAATCAGCCATTTATGCAAGAACACCTCAGCGCCTTTCGGGGATGGCTTGTAGACAATAATTTTGACCCCACTGATAAAAGTTTAACAATTGGGCATCCAAAGGTAGCTCAAGTTGATTTAGATTCTAGCTTTTCAACAACCGACTTTCATCAGATACTAAGTAAATTAACACAGCATTTAGACGTGTACAGTATACGCACATCAAATGCATACGCCGAGTACGATTATACCTGGCGTAACAGCGAAGAATTACAGGTACCGTTGCTATGAAAACAATTAAAAAAATACTAAGTTGGCCGAAAAGATTAATCAACAAAATTAAACTTGAAATCCGTTATCGTAAAAAACTCAAGGAACTCAGAAAAAGGGATCCATTTATTTACAAATGAATAATTATATTTTTACAAGCGAAAGTGTTAGTGAAGGGCACCCTGACAAGGTCGCAGACCAAATCTCCGATGCGCTAGTTGATGCAGGACTAAAGGCAGGCGATGAAACAACTCGTGTTGCTGTTGAAACACTTGTAACTACCAATCACGTAACATTAGCCGGTGAAGTAAAAAACTTTAATGTAAGCCAGGATGAAGTTAAAGAAATTGTGCGTAACAAGGTTCGAGAAATTGGCTATGAGCAAGAAGGGTTTCATTGGGATAAACTAAACATTTACAATGAAATCCACAGTCAAAGTGCAGACATTGCACTAGGAACAGACGACTTTGGAGCAGGCGATCAAGGTATTATGTTTGGATATGCGTGTAATGATAATTCGGCATACTTGCCAGCGCCTATCTACTATGCGCACGAAGTTTTAAAAGAATTAAAAGAAGTTCGATTATTAGATAACATATTAGGCCCTGACGCAAAATCACAGGTTAGTATACAGTATGAAGGCGGTATAGCTAAACGTGCAGATCAAATTGTTATTAGTACACAACATGCAGCCGGCGAAATTGAAACAGCAAGAATGATTGCAAGAGGCGCCGCGAATCATGCTTTGGGAGATTTAATTGATGAAAATACTACGTGGCATATTAATCCCACTGGGAATTTTGTTATTGGCGGGCCTGATGGTGACGCTGGCATTACTGGACGTAAGATTATCGTTGATACTTATGGCGGGTTTGCTCCTCACGGCGGCGGTGCTTTTAGTGGCAAAGATCCCACAAAAGTTGATAGAAGTGCTGCATACATGGCTAGGTGGATCGCCAAAAATGTAGTAGCAGATGATATGGCAGACTGGTGTAACATTCAGTTGTCGTATGCTATTGGTGTTAAGGCACCAACAAGTGTGTATATTGATAGCAATGGGCACAATCGCAGTATTGAAAAGTTTATTAAAGAAAACATTGATATGAGTCCAAAAGGAATCATTGACAGATTTGATTTGTTCAACTATACTAACTACAGTAAAAATTGTACATATGGGCACTTTGGTGACAAAGATGTACCGTGGGAAAAGATTGGTTGGGAAAATGATTAACAGTAACTTTGGATTTACCCCATTAAAAGAAGTTTGGCTAGGAGATACATATCCTGAAAGTTATTACGATTATCTTCCCAACGAAGTAGCAGATCCACTATGTCAAATTACACAATGGTGCAAGGAAGACACAGGCAAACTACAAAAGTTTTTAGAAGGTAGAGGCATCAAGGTACGCAGGCCACAATTCGATTCAATTGACCATCATCTTGGCAAGAGTGGCTTACTAGTTAAGCCCCCAATTACTCCGAGAGATCATTATATTGTTCTTGACAAGACTCTTTACTCATTGCATCATAATAACGAATTACCGTTTGATCGCTGGCACCATGTCATGGACGAGTACAAGGCATTAGGATACGATGTACAAACACCCGTTGATGCACCAATAAATTGTTTTAATCCGCCTGCAGTGGTAAGAATGGGAAAAGACATTTACATTGATCCAGAACCGCATGAAGGTATGTGGGGATACTGTTGCGAAGCAATGGTCGAATTGGCAAAAAAATATAGAGTAAATATATGCAGCACAGGTGGACATAGTGATGGTGTGTTTACGCCTGTTGCACCAAACGTAATTGCGAGTAGTCATTGGAAAACAAATTATAGTACAAGTTTTCCAAATTGGGAAGTATTCCATATTCCTGAAGAACTTAACAATTTTAATTTTCATCAACCCAAAAACTGGTCTGTGCCGGGCAAGCATGATAATAGTAAAAAATTTGAAAAGTGGATTGAAGACGATGCCAGCGATTGGATAGGTGAATTTCATGAAACAGTATTTGAAGTTAACATGTTGGTACTCGATGAAAAAAATATAGTTTGTATGAAAGATCATCCTCCGCTCACCGAATGGCTTGACCGTCGAGGAATTGCTGTGCACACATTTGATTTTCGTCCACGAAGTTTCTTTGACGGTGGTTGGCATTGTTTAACATTGGATATACACAGAGAAGATGATCAAAGTACAGACTTATTTCCTCAACGGGGAGATAATGGTGTGTACTACAGAGAAGATGACGTTTAATGAAAATACTAGGAGTTAGTGCAGGATTTCATGATGCAGCATTAACTGTGTTGCATGATGACGAAATTGTATTTGCTGGCCATAGTGAGCGTTACAGTAAACAGAAAAACGATAATAATATTTGCCTAGAACTTGAGATGGCAGCCCTTGCACACGGCCCATTTGATAAAATTGTATACTATGAAAAACCGTGGAAACGGCAGTTGCGTAAATTTCTCAGCGGTGAACCCTGGGGTGGTAACTGGCGACTAAAGTCAGAACTTAAAAATACAATTCCGATAATAATGTCAGAACACAAAGGTGCTATAACCAATGTTGGGCATCACATGAGTCACGCTGCTGGTGGATTTCAAACATCGCCTTACGACGAAGCCGCTGTTGTTGTAATTGATGCAATCGGCGAAATAGATACTATCAGCATTTACAAAGCTAGATACGACGATGCTACCACTGGTTACTTGGGGTATAAGAAGCACAGACAGGCCCAATACAAGCGTGTTTGGTGTCAGCAGTATCCTAACAGCATCGGCATGTACTATAGTGCTGTTACGCAGCGTGTAGGCTTGCGCCCAATGGATGAAGAATACATCACAATGGGCATGGCAGCATATGGCGATGCAACAAAGGCATACTGCACGTTGGTTGATAATCTAATAGACGACACATCAATGGCAAAATTTAAAAGAAACTTACACATTGGCATGCAAGACTTGGAGTTTCCTGCAGGCGTTGACGAAATGGATATCGCAGCCGCAGGGCAGCAACTTTGTGAAGAGTTGATTATGCAAGTGATGCACAAGGCTAAAGAATTAACAGGTTCGGACAATCTTGTTTATATGGGCGGTGTTGCACTTAATTGCGTAGCAAACAGCAAGTTGGGTGATATTTTTGACAACATATGGATCATGCCCAACCCGGGAGATGCAGGTAGTAGTTTAGGTGCTGCGGCA